CCGCCGATGCTGCCGGTCACGGTCCCGACCGGAACCCCGGCGATGCCGAGGTCGTTCGCGATGATCTCCGCCGCGTTCGAGAAGCTCGTCGCCGCCGCGAGGTTGATCGAGGCCGTCTTCACATTGCCGTCGATCGTCACGTTCAGCGTGGCGTTGAAGCCCTGGAGCGTCGCTAACGCGAGCGCCGAGATGTTGCCGCCGCGCAGGTAGGCCGAAACGGCGGCCGTCGGGTACTGCGCGAAGAGGATCGCGCCCGGGATCTTGCTGGCCCCCTCGAAGCCGGAGAAGTAGGTCCCGGCGATCGACGCCTCCTGCGAGGTCGCGCCGAAGAAGCTGTTCACGGATGGGAGGTCGGGGAAGGACTTGACGGTCGGGAGCGCGTTGCCGTTGATCGGCACCCGCGTGTTTGTCGTCAGGACGAGGCCGATGAGGTCGAGGCCGGTGCCGCCCGCGGCGAGCACGCTGGGCGTGACGGAGACGAGTTCACTTGCCGGGATGGTGCTAATGGGACTTCTCCCCTCGCGCGGAATCGGGCCGATTAGGCAATACCACGAACCGAACGGCTTTACACTACCCCTCTTTTCGGGCTACGGTCGGGGACTCGCGGCGATCAACGCGACGGACGGCGACCCGTTTAACGAGCTTCCCTCGTCTCGGTGTCGCCTTTTGGTGACCCCCTGCGCCGTCTTGGGCTTGATCGGCCGAGACGGGGGAGGACCCTTATGGAGCGCCTGCTTATAAGTCGAGCAGAGGCTTTGGCTTCTGGCCTATCTCGATACTTTACTGGAAAGCCTTGTCCATACGGACATATCAGCGAACGAAGAGTCACTGGTAGAGAGTGTTATGGATGTTTTTTAGAAAGAAAGAAAATCTACAATTCGACTGAACGAGCGCGCAATCTGGCACGCATGGCTCAAAAACGAAGACGGTCTCAGCCGACCTATAAACGCAATCGCTACGAGCGCAAAACTCCCCTCATCGTTTTGAAGGATGCATTGCGCAATGCCCTCTATAGGAAACCTAGTAAGAATCCGGCGACGATTAACGACCTGATAGATATGTGGGTTAACCAGAATGGTTGCTGCGCTCTTTCTGGAATTAAAATGACGGTCGGGGGGAACAATGGAGTCCCTCGCGAGACCTCTCTTTCCTTAGATAGAATAGACAACTCGCGCGGCTATGAGGCCGATAATCTTCGGCTCGTGTGCCACGCAATTAATACGTTTCGTCAGCGTATGACTGACCAGCAAATGATTGAAATGGCGCGCACTCTTGTCAGCTACCATGATCGCATGAACTTAACCCTGAACGCGCTTCCGGGCGTAGCTGACCGGGCGCGGGGAGACCTGTCATGAACCGAAACTCTTTCGCTTTGCTCTTCCTAATTTCCGTGAGTTGTGCGGCGCACGCCGACGTAATCAGGCCGCAATGCCAAACCGATGAATCGCGCGGATTGCGTCTGGCGTCCGAGGCGATGTATCGCGCCGCCGCAGATAGTCAGTTCCACTACCCGGACTGTCCAAACGGCTGCACGCTTTCAACTCCGTCGTCTCAAATCGAGATAATGAACGCGACCGCCGAGCGCTTCCGCGCCGAAGCGCGAGCGAGCCTCTACAAAGCCCGCGCTGCCGAAGCGGCTAAATGCCCGCAATGGGAGCGCGCGATCATGGATAACGGCCCCGCGACGGAAGAAGAAAAAACAAAGGTTACCGATCTATTTGATGCGGCAATAGCGCAAGAATGGGAACAGCTTGCCAAACAGAAGGCATGGCAGAAAGACCACCCGCAATGCAAACATGTACATTGGCAGGGCGGCAGCGGTGCCTCGAAGGAAGATTTGAGTGGTAAATTTGAAGGAAAGTCGGGCCATTGTAGCGTAGACGGAAATGGCGAACTCTGGCGCGGTTCCGACGATAACCTGAAAGCTTGGTCTCCAGACACCAATCCGAGACTCGCCAAAATAGCCTGCGCCAAGGCGCTGCAACAATTTGGGTTCGGAACTGGCGAAGGCATGGACGACCCGAAACTATGTCGTCGCTGATTTAGGGCGGGAAATTCGCATCAACGCTGACCGGCGTGACCGTGACGACATCGGCGAAGGTCTGCGGCACGGAAACGACCTGGCCGATTTGGAGATGGGCTTCAAGAATCCATCTCCACTCATAGGCCATCGATTCGTTCACAAACATCATGTAGCGCGGGTCGTCGGCGTATAGCGGCGAGACCCCAGCCTGCGCACCAGGCAAGGCTGCGAAGAACTCGGTCGCGAAGGAGTCCCGAAACGCCGTGCTGACGGTCTGCGCATAATCCGCCGCTTGATTGCCAGTCGGGGCTGTGGCTGATGGCGCCGAATGAAAGTCCAACTGAATCACGCACTCGGCCTGCTGCTCCATCTCCTTCTGCCCCGCCGAGAGCGTCTCGCTCGCGACGACCTGCGCCGGCGAGACGGCGTAGACTCCGGCCCCGCCCGGCGTGCCCGAGGTCTGCGAGAGCACCATCGTTCCGGCCGCCACGCCGACGCCGAAGACCTGCGCGCCGATCAAGATTGTCCCGAAGGCGACGGAGGACACCGTCATGACGCCGGCCCCGGACACCGTCGCGATCAAGCCGGTGAACTTCACGTCCTCGTACGAGTCGACATTCGTCTCAAGCCGCGGGAAGCGCAGCGCCGTGAGGACGACAAAATCCGTGCCGATTGGTTCCGGGACACGATTCTGCACGGCCGCGATCACGTCGATCGGCTTGCCGTCCCCACCGAGCGCCGGCAGCACCGCGAGCAGGAAACTTCGCAAGGCCGTTTGCGCGTCGTCTTGGGTCGGGGAGATGATCATGGGAACGGCATCTGTTCACGGTCAAACCACGGCCACGTCGGCTCGCCATTGCTCACCAGAAATGCGGCGATCAGGAGCGCCCAATCAAGCCAGAATATCATCGCCGATGATCCTGCGGCCAGCCGTTGCAGTGCCCGATCTCGTGGCGCCGGATCAGTTCGGCCGCGCGCTCGGCCACTCCGCCGATGCCGGTGATCGGCACCATGACCTGGCACTCGCCATCCTTGATCCGCGAGCAGCCGTAGCGTCCGCGTCCGCAGGTCGCCTCAATGGTGTTCCAGTCGCGAGCAAACACCTTGACCGGCCCATCGAACGGCTGGTCGTAGCGCGCGGGCGGGAGCTGGATTGGATCGACCGCGAAGGCCGACGTGGCGAGCAGCCAGAGACAGAGGATGGGGAGATACCAGGGCATCAGATTACCCGGGAAACGGAATGTGGGGACTCGGCAACATCCGCAGCACGGGTTTTCTGATGTCGAGAGTCCCGACAATCGTTCCCGTCCCCGCGATATAGATCGTGATGACCGGCGCCACCTTCACCGCCCCGGCGACGATTGGGAACGGCTCGCTGATTGCGTAGATCGAGATCGGCCGCGTCGGAAGAACGCCACCCGTCGCGACGTTCAGAGGATTCGGCCCGTTTGAAGTGAATAGCGTCGTCCCGCCGCTATTGTTCTGCGTAACTTGGCTCTGAAATCCACGCCAACAGTCGGCAGCAGAAAAATCCAGTTGGTGCTGCATCACGCAATACGCACCAACCGGCACCCAGCTCGGAATGTTGATGTAGATCGCAGCGGGCCGGAACACGAAACTCTCATAAACCGCAGCCCCGGATGGCGTGCAGACAAGACGCTGCTTTTGCGCGCCCGATTCATCGGGGTCAGCAACCAAGGAACATGCGACGGTGACGCTCGACCCGCTCGGGCTGGACCCACCGCGAATGACGTTGAACCCGGTCGTAACGGTGCCGGACACGCCCGCGCCGCTGATTCCCCCGCCAGAACCCTTAAAGCCCGGATTGCTATGCCAGTTGTCCGAGGTGAGGCTGTTGGGATTGATCGCGAGGCCGGACCAGCCGAGACCGTCGAGCGCGAGGTTCAACGCCGCCCCCATCAGCGGACCGGCGGGATTCCCGAAGTGCGGGTCGTCGGCCACCATTCCGGGAAGCGACCCGGGGAACTGGCCTGCGGGAGGCGACAAATCTCCAATCACCGGCCCGATATCAAGCGCCGTCAGCTTGCCGCTGTAGCGCCCTCCAGCGGCCATCGACTTGATCCAGTCGTTGACCGTCTGCCCGTCGAAACGGCGCTGATCGCCGTAGGGGATCGCCGTGCTGGGATACGTCACGGTGTCGGTGCTGCGCGGTTCCGTGAGACTTTGGATGAAGGGGATTCCGTTGCTCAAGATCGCCGCGTCCCACACGGCCTGCATGTTTGTTTGGATGGTGGCGATTGCGAGGCTGGCGGAAATCGCGTTCGTCGGCCCCGTGCAGTGGATCGCGTCCGGCGTGTAGGAAGCGAGCATCGAAGTCAGTTGCGCCGGCCATTGCCGCGGATCAGTCCCGCCGACCGCGAAGCTCGCGCCGCGCCAGAAGTTCGGCGAGTTCGCCGTGTCGTTCCACTGCGCGTGCTGGAACCGTGGATTGAGCCACCGCGCCCAATAGGCGATGCCGCCCTGGTTCGCGTTGAGCTGCGTGCCGCCAGCATTGGCGTTGATCGGAATCTGGTTGCGGCTGTCTCCCATCGTCCCGAGGCGCTTCGTCGCTGTGATGACGGGCGATGAGAATAGTTGAGCCTTCGCGACGTGAGGCGCGGCGAACGCCAGCGAAGTCCCTTTGAGCAACGTCCTACGATTCAGGATCATTGGAAATAGATCAGCGTAGCGATGCCGCGCAGACCAGCGGCGCCCGCCGCGTTTTGGCCGCCGCCACCGCCGCCACCACCCCAATTGCCGGCCGATGGCGCGCTTCCTCCGACCGCCGTCGTGCCGCCCGCACCCCCATCGCCGAGCAACGAGGGACCGCCCGCACCACCGCCGATGTTGGTGCCTCCCGCCACGGTCGTTGTGCCGACGTACGATCGGGCTGAACCGCCGCCGCCGCTGCCGGTCCCCGCTCCCGCGCCTCCGAACCCGCCGACCGCATAGTTTGGACCGCCGAAGGTGTTCTGGATTGTCGCTGCCGTGCCCGCGTTGGCGCCGCCCGCGGGGCCGTTCAAATTGTAGGGACCTAACGCCTGACTGCCCCCGGAGCCGCCGTTCGCCGCAGCGCCAGCACCACCCGCACCCCCACCCCATGCAGTCGGCACAAATCGCAGAGCGCCAGTGATCGTCGTGTTGCCGCCGGCAGTAGCAGCGGCGCCCCCGACGACGCCGGCTGTGCCGCCGTCGCCAATCGTGATCGTTAGGGTCGATCCGGGAGTGACCGCGAAGGCATAGTCCGTGATGCAATTACTACCCGCGCCACCGCCGCCTGCTCCACCCGTCGCGTTCCCTGCGCCACCCCCGCCGCCACCGCCGCAGTATTTCGCCCATATGACGTTGACCCCGGCGGGAACAACGAAACTGTTTGCTCCCGCTGTGGTAAAGCTTGTTTGCTGCGGGACGGGACCGGAACCATGGCCGATTACTTCCGCGAGAGAAGACGCGGTGAGCCCGGAGAAGAGAGCCGCCGCGAGTAAAAGACGGCGGATCATTGGACCTCTCCTGCGATGAAGGCGGTGGCGCTGCCCGTTTTAGTGAAACAACCCGTCGTGCTCACCACCACCACGATCCCGGTTGCAAAGTTGAGCGGCGGCCCGGGCTGCCACGAAGCACCAAACGGCGCGTTGCTGATCGGCCCGTAACATTTCTTCGGAGTCACAGCACCATCCGTCGGCGCGCTGGTGGCATCGAACAGCATCACATAAGCCCCCGCGATGCCGGGAGAGACGCTAAAGCCATAGAGATTCCCCGGACTGCCCTTGAGCACATGGCTGGCTTCGGCTGAACCCGAGACGACGGGGGCTATTCCAGCACCCGCTGTCGCGCTGGGTTGAGGCGTGAACCGCACGCCACCCTCAGGAAACAGCGATAGCGGACTGGTCTGAGCGTTGGAGTAGGCAGGAGCCGTCGCAGTCACGGCACCTTGAATGAGCGGTCCAGTCTGCCCAGAAGTCGCCGATCCCTGCGCTACTCCCGCGTTCGTCACAAACGCATTCACCCCTGGCACCAGCACCGCACCGGGCGACGTCCCGTAGTTTGCCATCGCGCCGAGCGTGCCCGTAGCCCATTGCGTGAGGCCCATTGATCCGAGGAAGTTTGTTCCAGCCGGCAATGGCGACGACAGCGCCACCGCCGAAGAAACGGACGACGCATTTGTCGCGACCGTGATCGTCTGCGCCCCGGCGGCGGTCGAGACGCGCACCCGCGCATTCGTGCGGCCTCCGGTATTGACGCGGAACTGCTGATCCGTCGTCAGCGTCGTGATCAGATTCCCGGTCGCTGGCTGGATTCCGTTGCAGGCCGCCCATGTCGTACCAGCATCGTCGGAACACTCGATCGTCAGCGTTGCGCCCGAGCCCGTGAGCCCCGATACCGCAAAGGCCGTAACTCCCTCGCCGTTATTGAGGTTGACCGTGACGGCAGCATTGAGCGTGCCGGAACTGATCGTCGCGCTGGCGCGGACATCGGGCTGCGTAACCGCCTGCGGCGAGCCGAAATTCGGCAGGCTCGCGAGACTGACCGGCTGGGTGGCTTGCCAGAAGGTCCCGGTGACGGGGAACGTCCCGCCAGCTCCAGTCACAACCCACGGTGTCGTGCCCTGATTGACGGATGGAGGGGAAGCGAAGGCCGGCAGTGTGCCGCTAATACCGACAGAACCTCCGGCCTGGAAAGGTGAGTTGAGCGTCGTGTTGATCGTAGTGAGCCGCTGCGCGAGTCGCTGGAGCCGCGCCTCGATCGTGCATCCGCTTGTGTTGTCGCCCGCGCATGCTGCGTCCGTAGTGGCACCCTGCGCAACGTCGGCCCCATCTGCAACTGTAATGGCCCCGCCACCCCCCCCGCCTCCACCACCGCCTGCCATTGATCCAGGAGGCGTCCCGAGCCCGGTCTCGACGTAGAGCGTCGTCGTGCTCGATGCCGTGATCGCGGCGACATAGGCGAAGGGGCCGGACTGCCCGATCGGGAAGCGGTCGTAGGCCCCACAGAGCCCTGACTTGAGCCAGGAGCCGTTCGCAGTCGTCACCGATGCCGAGGAGCCGCCAAAGGCGAGATAGGCGTCGTTCGATCCCGTGTTGCATATCAGCGCGACGTTCCCGGTCGCCGGCAACGCGGTCGCCGCGGAGGCGTTCGTGACGTTGATGTTCGAGATGCGGCCCTGCGAGTACCATGGCTGCTCGACCTTCGCAGGGACATCCTGCCCGAAGGCCGGCGCGCCGAGCAGCAGGGAGAGCACGAAAACGAGTGCAATCTTGATCTTCACTTGAACTCCCCTTTTTCAAGTTGCGCCGATTAGGCGCGGCTTAGTGCCGTTCGAAGACTTGCACCTCGGGTCCGCCGAACACGTCGTGCGACTCGCCGACCGCGATGGTGACGACCCCGTCGTCGAAGGATACGTCGCACGGCGGATAATGGAGCGGCCCTTCGTCCGGACCATCGTAGAGCCGATGAGTATTGTGCTGCTTCGCCGGCAGAATGATGACCGTCGCTTCCGTCGGATCGCGCTGCTCCGCGCAGGCGTCGGGCTCCCGCGAGCGGCGCTCATAATCGATGATTCGAACGATGTCGCCCATTTCAGGCTCCGTTCTGAAGGACGATCCCCGCGCAGCACCAGTCGGGGAACTGCTCGAGGATGACCGTCACGAGCCAGGTGCCGGCATGCGGACCACTCGGGATGACTACGAGATCGCCGCCCTTGCGCTCCGCGCGCACGATCGAATCGACCTCGCCATGCAGGTATACTTTCCACTGCACGCCGGCGAGGTTCAAGCCTTCTACCTGGCGGAGGTCCCGCGCCGACATGGGCTGGACATTCCCGCGCAGCATCAGCGAGGTCGTCATCGCCACCGAGCCGACGGCCTGCTCGTTGTTCAGGAGGTAGTTTCCCGGCCCTCCGGGCGCCCCTGAGAGCTGTTCCGTGATCAGGGTACTCGGAGCCACCCCGGACCCGGAAACCGTCTGGCCGGGCTGGAGGAGCCCGGCGGTCTGCCCGGTAACGGTGAGGGTATCCCCGGCGATCGATGCCGTGATGGCGCCCGGCGTGGCGTACAGGGGCGGGCGCCCACCATCCGCCGCCGTTGGACCCTGGCCCACGCTGATTCGGACGGTTACGGGCATCGGCGGGAGGACCGCCGCGATGACCGGGCCGACTATCGCGTTCAGGTCCATCAGAGCAGGCCCAATTGTTCGGAGGGCGTGGGCAATACTTTGGGCTTCGGGTCAAGCTTCCTTTTCGGCGGAAGATCGAGCGGCTTTTGCGTCGGTACGAGATGAGGCGGAAGCTGGCGCCGGTAACGCCACGCCATGATTTCGAGGTAGTAGCGCTGCCGATCGGTCAGATCCCGCTCGGGCGTCGCCTTGGCGAGGAACGCCATATTGCGAGCGAATCGCTTCTCGGCCGATGCCGGCAAGAAGCTGCAAAGGCCGAGAACCGTCGCTAGTTCGATTTCGTGCTCGGTCATTTTGAGCGCATGGACCAGGGCGGGAGACGGCGTGCAGGTGCCGGGAACCCACCGCCTCCCCAGGCCCGGCTTCCTCGACTTACCGCCTACTGCGGCAGGTTGTAACTGTACGAAAATTCGTAATCGTTGATGCCGGCGGTGCCGGGCGCCGTCGTGGGCGCGATCGTGCGGGCGGTGGCGTCCACTACGGCGCTCGTCGCAACGTCGTCGGTCACCGCGCGCGACCACGCCGTGACGGCGCCGGTGACCGTGGTGATGACCTTCGTCGCCTTGACGATCGCGAAGTTGGTCACGCCGGGGCCGGTCGGAACGCCGAAGTCATTGGAGGGGCCGATGCCGACGGTGTTGCCGGTGCCGCTGCCGCTCGCGGCATAGGCGGACACGGTCGCGGAGGTCAGCGTCGCGTAGGCGTTCGCGCTCTTGACCGTGGCGCTCGCGTTCTGGATCAGGCTGATGTTCTCGGTGACCGCGTTGCCGTCCTGGTCGATCCCCACCAGCGCAAGATTCCCCGCAGTGATCGCGGTCGTGGTCGTCGTGCCGATGACGATTCGGACCTGGAGCTTGCGGGCCTGCGGGGGCTGCGCGGCGGTCGTCAGCGCCACGTTGCTCGGCGTGACCGCGTTGACCACTGTGGTGAGATCGGCCGGCAGCGGCGCCAGGAACACCACCTTCGACACCCGGACCTGCGCCGCGGAGATGGCCTTGACCGCAGCTTGGAATCCGGCGCCGCTGACGGCGCCATCGAGGGTCGCCGTCCCGGTGGCGTGGACGTTCGTTCCCGTGATCGGCCGCGGCGTCGTCGCCCCGATCGTCATGTTGTCGATCAGACCCGGCGCGCTCGCCGTCGGCGCCGTGAACGGGAAGACGACGTCGCCCAGCGTCGAGCTGAAGAAGGTCGTGTTGCCCGCGAGAGCAGAGACCGTCGCGGCCAGGAGCGTGGTTGCGGCGGCGAGGAATAGCGCCCGGCGGGCGGCGGCGAGAATATTCATGATGTCACCTCGTGGTCGACGGAGTTTAGCAGAAGCCCGGTCCAAACCAATGGCTTCGTTGGGGCACCAGCGAAGGATTCCCCGGCCGCCACGGCAGCCGCCGCGCGACCTACATCCCGTCCGGTCATGCCGACGCGATCAGGGAACCATTTCCGCAGCATCAACGTAATCGGCCGCAGCGGTGGGGCGTTCGTATTGATTATTGATTCCCGCAACTGTCCGGCGATTGCCGCACCCGCAATGTCCAACGCCTTTTCGGCGTCGTAGTCGTTTTCTTTCAGCAGGCCAGCGATGGCGGCGGGCCACTCGCCTTTCTTGGCGGCGATCATGTTGCGGAAGAATGGACGCGGCGGAATACGCGCCTTTGGGGCGCCAAATTCTTGGATAGCCGCCACCATCGCCACAGAGGTGCCGTTAGGGTAGCGCGCGCCCTCAAGTATGCCGACCCGCAGCGTCGCTGGCTTCGAGACCTTCGCCGCTATCGTGCGGAGGGCCGATTCGAATTTGCGCCCGCCGCTGATCGAGGCCACGGGTTGCTCAAGCCTTCGGAGGTAGGGACGCCGCGAGCTTGGTCGTCTCCGCAGCCACCGCAGCCGCCTGCGTGCCGATCGCCGCGCTGAGGTCGGCGATTTTCTTCGCCGCAGCCGCAACGGCGGTGGGGTTATTCGCAGCCAACGCGTCCGATAGCGCCTGGACTTCCGCCTGGATCGCGGCGTCGTTGGCGGTGACGTTGGTCGCCAGCGCGTTCACGCTCGCGGCGAGAGAGGTCACTGCGGCATTGAGGTCGTCGAGTGCGGTCATGATCTTGGCTCCTATGGTTAGCAGTCGGTTCAGCTTTTTCTCGCCCGCTGGCCACTGAGACATGCGGGCCTACTTCTTCGCGACGATCCGCGCGATGTTCTCCGCGTGAACGTGAATCCGGGCTGCGGACATCGTGAGATCAGCCGCAGTCGGTTCCGGCCGCTCCGCGCCGATGCGCTCCTTCGCCTTGTACGCCTCCCACTCGGCGAGCATCGGCGCCGCCCGCTCCTTGAACTCCATCAGGTCGCGGACCTGCCGCATGATCGTGTCGATGTCCATTTCGTTTGCTCCTTGAGTTTCACCACGAGCGGCGGCCGAAGCCTGGGAAGACGTAGGACGCCGCCGCGGCGCGGCGCGCGCGCTGCGGACCGCCGATGTAGAATCCTGTGCGGAACTGCGCCGTGGCCGCTACGTAGGCCGCCCCCCACGATGTCTGGTTATACCACTGTAGCGAGGGGCTTCCTGCGTTGCTCTCGTACTCTGCCTGCACCGAGACGGAACCCTGAGTCGCCGAGCTGATGCGACCGACGATGGCCGGTGGCGGCATGGTCCCGGTCGACGATGGGTTGTCCTGAGCATCGCGAGGGGACCACAGATAAGCGATGTGCGCCGTCAGCAGATTGAGCAGCTTCGGCGCCTGTGGCAGCGCGGCCGGCCAGCCGGAGTTGTCGAAGTAAAGCGTGGCGAAGTCGAAGAACGCTGCGGCCTGCGTCGGGTTAACGTTCGCGTATCCCGTCAGGGCGACCCACGCGTTGTAGTCGAACGTGACCGCCATCGGACCTCACGATCGCGTCACGCCGCGGTATCGAGATCGGTCGGGCCTCTGGTACCGAAGACCTTCAAAGGGAAGCCCTTGAGCGGCTGATCGACTCGCGGATCTTTGATCGGCTCGTTCGGGCGCGCCGGCATCATCGGGGAAAGATCGCTCTTCACGTCGCGCTTCTCCCGAGCTTTTGCCTTGACGTCCGCCCCCTTCTCGGAAGCAAAGATGAGACCGCTCTCCAGCGCAGGAAAACCCGCATACTGCGTCTTCCATTCGTCCCAGAACTCCTTCGGGATACCGAACGTCAGCGCACAGCCATCCTGCATCTGGGGACGCTCATGATAGCCCTCGGGCGGCATAATGGGGTAGGCCGTCCCATTGATGGTGTAAATCTTGCCGACCTTGCGGGACTGCTTCTCCATGAAGTAGCCGCCCCTGCCGTCGGGAACGCGGACCTCGCTGAATTTACTGAGCTGGAGTTCCAGTGCATGCTCCAACTTCGAGGCCACGATCACCTTCGCGCCTGCGGCGCTCGCCTTCGCGGCGGTGGGGGCGGGTGCCATCACGCGTTCTCCTTCGGTTGTTCCGCGACCTCGTCGAGGTGTTCGAGCAAGATCGTTTCCTTGTGCTGCTCTTTCCACTCCCGCCAGAAGTCGGCGTCAAGCTGATTCTCGCCGGGAGTAATGACGTACGAGGCCTTAACCTGCGGCCCCGCCGAGAGCGCGGCCCGCATCGGGTCCGCCGGCAGCGAATGCCAAGTCTGCGCCACGAATGGGCTGCCGAGCCAGCTGATAACCTTGACCGTCGTCATGTTCCCTCGCGGGCGATCCCGGCCTCAAATGCCGATCATCGTCACGACGCCGACGGGCATCCGGGTCAGTGTCCCCCATGTTCCCGACGTGAACTTCTGCGAGAAGGATGAGTTGCCGGGGACGATCCGGCCAGCGCGGAGCTTCTCGTTGAACGCCGCGTAGGCGACCTTTTGCCGAATGACCTCGTCGACCCTCAGCTGCATCACATTGCCGGCGGTCGAAAAGCCCTGGAAGTTGACTACGGTTTTCTTGCCGTACTGCGGCGCCGTCATGATCTTCAGGTTCGGATAGCCCTTCTTGATCAAATCGTCGGTGAACAAGCCGAAGCTGTTGGCGAAATGAAACGCCTGGTTCGATCCCGGGGATAGCGACAGCGTCATCGGGCTGTTTTCTTTGACGGTGCCCTGCGTCTGCTGAATCAGCGCCTGGATCAGCGCCAATGCATCGTTATAAACCTCGTTTGGCGTTGCGTTCGGCGAACCACCCGAAGTGAACCAAGTCGTGCCGCCGTTCGCCTTGACCGCCGGAGTCAGCGCCGCCGAGAGGAACGGATTGTTGATGTAGCCATAGCACTGGAGTCCTTCCACGCCGAGGGCGTAGGTGAAGTTCTGGTAGCGGTTGAGCAGGTCGGCCGCCGTGGCCTGCAGTTCCGAGACGTAGGAAATCTTTGCGAGCCCCATCCGCTCGGTTTCGAGGTCGCCGTACTCGAGGAAGCATTGGAAGAGATATGCCTGGACCTGGGGCCAGTTGACGTTGAGGCCGGCGCGACCGCTCGTGGAGCGGTCGCCGTAAGTGGATACTTCGCCGGTCTCCTCGACGACTGGCAACATCCGGGTCTGGTCGGTCCATGCGCCGATGCGGCGCTCCGTCAGAATCTCCGCAAAATCGAGCGGCGCATAGGCGACGCGGTAGACCTCGGGATCGATCGTGGTCGTGAGCAGAGCCGGGATCGCAGCCGAGGGATCGGTCGAGAGCGCGGGCTGCGCGTCCAACGCGAGTTGCGGGTTCCGCTTCCACTCGTCGGGCAGATACATCTGCACGCTCGGCAGGGCGTAGAGCCCCGCTTCCTCGTGCATGGGGCGGTCAGCGAGCCACTGGCTGCGAGCCTCTTGCAGATTCATGTCGATCTCCTCATCCCTCAAGTGGTTCCGCAGCGCACGCTAATCATCATCCGTAGGGATGGTCGGTGATCTTGACGATCTCGCCGGGTAGTCCGACGCTCGCTGCAAACCATTTCGTCTCCACCGCCACGCTCGCCGTAATCGTGGTCGACGCGACCACGGTGTTGTTGTCGACCACCATCGTCCCGCCGGACCCGCCGGCGCCAGTGAGGTTCTGCGTGATCGAGGTGCCGGCCACGACGTTCGTGCCGGTGAGCACGTCGCCCACTTGGAAGGTCCCGGTCGCGGTGCCGATGGTCAGCGTACCGTAGGTGCCCGACACCGTGGTCGAGGCCGCGCTCTGGTCGCCGACGCTGAGCAGATAGCGGCCGATGCCACCCGCCGCCTCGCCGGCGATCAGTGGCGTGACCTGGGAGACGACCTTGGATCCCGTCGCGATGCCGGTGCCGGTGATGTTCGCGCCGGCGACGACCGTGCCGGAGCCGACTGCGGTAACGGTCAGGACGTCGTCAACGACAGAGCCGGTGACCGAGAAAGTCGAGGCCGCGATCGAGGAGCCCGTCGCCGACGCGCCGCCGATGACGGTGCCGGCTGCGGCGAACTGCACCTTGCCGGTCTGGAGGTTGGCGAACGCCTTCATGGCGGCGCCGCCGAAGGGATCGGCGGTCTGCGCCTCGGTGGTTCCATCGTTGACGACGGCCCAGTCGCCGCCGGTGAAAAGTGTGCACCCGAACCCAGGCGCGATTGTCATCCCGGCGAATGCCAGGTAGTTCGTGATGAGACCTTCCTTCTGGTTGCCGACGAACCCGGCCACCGGTCCCGCGCCGAAGTTCTTCGCGACCTTGGCAGTACCGGCAGGGTCGACCGGCGGATAAACCCACGCGAAACGACCGATGACGAGACCGTTCACGGAATCGGCGATGAGCCCTCCAGGACCCGCCGGAAACGCAAAGATCGGGTTCTGGGTAACACGGTCCCCTGCCACATAAAATGCAGGCTGGGCATACACCTGAGTCTGATATCCGCCGGGCATGATCTTGTCTCCTCTAACCGTTCGTCGGCGTCAGGTCGTCAGGCCACCCGCGTGATGCGATCCGAGCCGGGGAAACGCGTAGCTAGGTCCTTCCTGTCGGATTCGTCCATGCCGAGCGTCGGGGACCGGCGCTCCGTCCGCTCGTTCGCCGGCGGCAGCATCTCGACCATCTGCTTGAGGCCGGCGCTGTTGACGCCCTCGGTCTTCTTGCCGCGCGCCTTGAGCACGTGGCGGCGGACATCGTCGGCGGTGTCGAAGACGAGGTCGCTGCGCAGCTCGCCGATCAGCGGCTTCGCTTCGTCGAGCGCCATGCGGATTTCGCGTTCGTTCTGACGAATCTGCTTCGCCTGGGTTTCGAGGGCTTGCTTCAGATTGGCGTCTATCTCGTCCTTGGTGACCATCTTGTCCCTCGCTCCGCGCGCGCGGTCCTCGGCTTCCTTGGTCTCGCGCGCCCTGCGCTCCTCCTCAGACTCGTCGTTGGCGTAGTGGTGGTGGTGCTTGGCGTCCTTCGCGCCGGGGTGCCGGTCCTCGGCCTCCTTCTCGCGCCGGCGCCGCGCCTCTTCCTCTTCGCTCTCATCGCGGGCACCGTGGTAATGGTGCACGTCGTAGCCATGGCGGTCGCCGACAGCCGGTTCCGGCATCATGCCCCTGAGGTGTTCGAGGTCGTCGTCGCTCATCCCCTTGCCGCGCAGCCAGTCCATCACGGCGTCGAAGGTCTTGCCCTTGTCGGCCTCGGAGAACTCCTTGCCCACTTCCTTCGGGATTCCGAGGTTCGACTGGCCGTGCGCCGCCGCCTCCATGGCGCGGTGCTGCTCCTCGGAGACGGACTCGTCGCCGCCCTCGTGCGGCTCCTCGAGCTTCTTGAGCGCGCCCTCGACGTGCTCGAGGCCGGCGTCCTTGGCGATCGTCTTGCCCTTCAGGAGCGGGCGCAACTTCGCGACGATCTCCGCCGCTTTGAAATTTTTGCTGTTGAGGCCCTGGAAGACCGGGAGGTAGTCGACCTTCGCGTCCATCGCCAGGAGCGGGTTGACCGCGCGCGCGGTGAGCCGGAGCGCCGCGGCGGCGAGTCGGGTCGGCTTCGTCGTCATGATGTTCTCCCGCGTGAGCAGCGCCTCGTCGAGACCGAAGAGCTTCATTGCTTCTCGCGGGGTCATCCCTTTGGCTTTGAGCGCCGCAACAACTGCCTTAGCTACGGTCATCGCCCCTCGCGAGATTCGGCGTCCCGCGATGTTTACGACCTTTTCGCACTTTGCTACAACTGCCCCAATGGGCTAACCAAGGAGATCGAAGCATGTTCACCGTGCGCTACGACGCAGGAGAGATCGCGCTGACGCTCTCAGCACCGAGCATCGAGGCCGTGATGGAATTGGTCGAGCGTCATCTGAAATTCACGATTCTGTGCCGACGTTCTACGGAAGGACTTCCGCAACCCGGCGCCGATCCTGCGCCACGGCCTGCGAGACGACCTCGGGCGCGTAAGCGATAACGGCGAGCAGAATTTCGGCGGGCTTCTCAGGATGCCTTGAGCCCTGCTCCCACTTTCGGAGCGTGCTGACGCTGAAGCCGAACGTGGCGGCGAACCGCGTCTGGCTCATCCCGAGCCGCTCGCGAATCTCGCGGACGCTGGACTCGGCCATCAATTGGCCCTCAGCCGCAACATGTCCTCTAGCGTCCCTACCTCTACTGGCAGTGAGTAGCCGTGCCCGAGGATGTCGTTCGGGATCGGGTCGCCCAGGGCGAGCGCTACTGCCTCGTCGTTGGGTTCCTCGTCGCGCAGGCTGATGAAGTGACCCTGCGGCGCGATCGTCTTGAACACGTCGCCCTTGCGGAGGTCGACGAACTCGCGCTGCTCTGTCCAGCCATCGCCAGTCCAAATGATCGCGTGAAAGCGCAACTCCTTCGGCGTCTTAGGCCACGGCATTGAGCGCCTCCGCGATCGCGTCCCACTGGAGGTCCGCCAGCGAGTCGGCCACGACGACGTCGGGCCCCGCGCGGCCCTGCTCGACAAGCGCGACGTGGTTGACCCGGATGTTCCTCATCACCCCGTCGAAATCCTCGCCGTCCGCCGTGCGGCCCGGCGTCATGTCGGGGTCGTAGTGATAGCCCATCGAGAGCTGCTTCTTCTCGCTATTGTTGATCGCGTCGATGGCTTCCTTCGTCCAGACCGTCAGGCTGTTGTCGAGATAAGGGGGGCCGAAGGCGGCCTCCGTCCCGACCGAGCCGACCACGTCGTATTGCTTCGCGTCGTCCGCGCTCACCGGGATGTGCTTGCGGAGCAACTGGACGCCGTTGGACGACGCCGCACCCTTCCGCAGCTCCTCGGGGTCGCGATAGAGCCGGTAGAGCTTATCCGGGTCGAGCCCCAGCTTATGCGTCCGCGTCTCCGGGTCCCATCCTGGAATCTCGCTGCCCTTGTACGGGCCGACATTCGCTTTCGAGATGTGAACGCGCGCGACGCGCAGCCGTCCGTCCTGGTCCTCTTCGCGCCCGCCGACCGGCTGGTCCGCGGCGAAGTCGGTGGCGAGGTCCCAGGGCATGTAGTCGTAGGCGAGGGCGGAGTCGGTCGCAGCATCGCCCGCCTCCGTATCGTATTCGTAGCGCGTGACATTCCCGTCCTTGTCGACGTCTATGTGAGGTTGACCCAGCGCGACTCGATCACCGGGCTTAAGAATTGTCCATCCTCCAGCAGGCCCAGCCGTTAGAACGAGCGTCGTCGTTTTGTTGGTTTGCAGCGCCCATGCCCACGCGACTTGTATGGCGCCAGTCATGTTAGTTCCGGCCGCCCGTTTGCGTGGCTTGAGTCCCTGTTTCGCAAGATTCCCCCTTCCCGTAATTTTGTAACCTTTTTTCTCACCTGATGGCTCGCCTCCACCTCCCGAGCCGAACTTGCCGTCAGTATCTCGCGGGTGATCGGATTCATTGAACTCCGCGTCGAAGCTGAACTCGGCCTCGTCCTCCGCATGCTCGTCCTCTTCGCGCTCCTCCGCGAAAAACTGCCGCAGCCCCTCCTCCAGCCCGCGCCAGGCTTCCTCGTCCATGTCGTAGGCTTCGCCGCGACGGGATGCGCCAGCCGGGATGCCGCTGCTGGGGGCGAGAACGGGGACAGGTTGCATTTCAGGTCCCCGCCGCAGGCTGGACGCGGATTCCGAGAAAGCCGCGCCGCCAGATAGCCTGCGCCTTGTCTGTAGCGTTCGATGCAGGCGGGAGGACAAACACCTGTACTATCTCAATGGGACGATTGAGGTAATTCTCCAGGGCGTCGGCATAGTCTCCTGGGCTTCCCTGCGGGGAGCCAAGCACCGTGACTTGCCATTGCCCGGCATATTCGTGGCGTCCCTCAGTCAGATATGCGCCGTCGGCGTCATCGAGGCCAAGGCCGTCGGGCTTTTCCTCGGTCGAGCAAGGCTTAAACTCAATGTTCATCCGAAGACGCCCGTCGGTAGGAGCATGACGAATACGAACGCAAGCGCCGCGACGATGTAGACAGCAGCGGCGAGGGCATGAATGATTACGCCCTCGCCTAAAGGCGTGCGCGAGACCAAGTCGCCCTTTTCGTTCATGGGGTTCCAGATACCACGGCCGGGGAGCAACGGAAAGCGGAGACCTTCAGGCGGTCGCCCTCGGCGTTCCAGCAGCGGCGGCAGAGGTCGTGGTCCTTCTTGCCGCGCCAGCCACGGCGGCGCCGCTTCTTGCCCTTAGATGGGAATCGGTAGACCGGCCGCCCGCAGTCCGCGCACGCCTGCCGCGCCATCGACCTCTCCCTCGCGGGGAGGATAACGCGAATCATCGGCTGAGTCTCTCAAGCGACCGACGCCGGTTAGCTTCGCCGATCTTCCTTTTCGTCTCATCGCTTCCATCCGCTCGGTCCTTCGCCTCCGTCGGTTTTGTTCACGAGCGCGATGCCAACGCTACGCCAAAATGCGATTCGTTCTTTTTCTAAGACAAACGCCGCTTCTTCCGTCATGCCCCCTTCAACCATTCTAACCTCGACACACATGCCGAGGCGGGCGAGTTTAGAAATGATGCGTCTGTGGTGAGGATTTCGGCTTTTGACCCAGGCGCGGCGCCTGCGTCCCTTCCCCCACATAAAAGCAGATGTCCTTGTCGGGTCGCCAGTGCTCGTAAACGTAGAAGCTATTCATCAACTAAATCCCCTTACGGCGATCCTCCAACTGCAACGGCATCCCGGCTCCGTTCCAGGCCAGATGATTTTGCCCGTCGCAGGGTCGCGCCATCCGTTTCTAACACTAAATCTCTTTCCATGCTGTTTGACGTGAGTCGGGCGCGGGTTTTTCCCGGCGTGCGAATGGAGCCAGATGCCGTTTTTCTCATCTTCCTTTTCAAGCCCGAGGTCGAGTTCGCGGACGCGCCGCAGCGCCGTCGTCGCTTTTTGGTTTTGGTCGAGGCTTATGAAGTTCGCCCGCCGCTGCGTGATTCCGTAGCGGTCCCGAAGTTCTCGCGAGAGAAACGAAAGGTCCCGCCCCTCCGTCACCGACCGCTGGACTAGCCCGCTGACTTGCGAGTGGTACTGCTCGGGAATGGACTTGATCAGCGCAACCTGCTGTGCGACCACCGCATCGACCACATCCCGCATCCCCGCCGTCATCTGAAACCGCACCGTCATCCCCGCATCGCGGAGTATCTTGCGCAGGGCGGCGTCGGAGCGATTCTGCGCCGCGCGCCGGAACCAGTCGGCGAGCTTCGGGGCGGCCGCATTGATCCGCTTGCGCCAGCGATCGCCGAGGCGCCGCAGCTCCCGGTCGAGGTCGCGGGCGGGCGTGGCGTCCCTCGCCATCACCGGCGGTTTGTCCTCGTACTGCTCGGTGAGCGCGGCCTCGTACTCGTCCGCCATCTCCTGGATGACAGCGCGCAGCTTGCGCCGGTAAGATGCCGCGATTCCCGCGTTAGCGAGGACGGGCCTGAGTGTTTTCTGTTTTCTGCGGATGGCCACGGCGAAATTCAGGTATTAGCCACGAGCGTCATGCGCTCAACGGCTCCCTTGAACTCATAGTTTCGGAATGTGCCGCGCCAGCGATACACCGCGCCTTCTTCGCCTTTGAGGCTTCGCAAAAACTCAATCAAGGCGTCGTAGAACCACGGCGAGTCGTCGAGGCCCCTGAACACGCAACACAATGGCGTGGGGTTAAGGCGCCCGCAGTCATAACATCCAAGCGCAAACACCACGTAGCCCGGATAGGTCTTGTTCTTTCGCGGTGCCAAATGGCCCCATGTCTCTTTCATCACTGCCGCCCGGTGGGCCGCATCAATCGGAGCCCAAGCTTCCGCCATCGATTGTGCGCTCATGTGACCAACTCTCCGCGATAGACCGGCTCGCTTTCCCCGATCACTCGGAATTTCTGGACTTCCTCTTTGCCTTGCGGCCGGACCTCGACCGTTGGCGGGTTGCGTTCGCCGCAAGTCAGGACGATGTATTCGCCGCCATCGGAGTCGTACCGCTCGCAAAACTTTTCGGCCGCCGTCTCAGCATCAATCCCGTGGACAGTCTCCCACTCCTGGTCGTCATCGACATAGATTGGGCCGCCCTTGGCGAACCGGCATTCAAATGCCGGCTTGCAGACGTGCGGGGTAAAAAATACCCACTCGCGGCAAATGGAACATCGTTCGCTCATTACGCTCCTCGTTGGTAACTCACCGTGAGCGATGTCGCCCTCTCGAAGAAGCGGGCGGAGCGCCTACGCTGGGAACGCCCCGCCCGCTGTGGCGTCTGCCACGGTGCCCCCCTGCGGCCTTGCGACCCAGGTGCGCGGGGATTATTTTCCCTTTTCGCCGGTTTGTCCAGTGGGCATATAGCCGGCCCTCAATAAGTGCTCGACGCCGGGGTGCAGCGGCGCTGGCGGGTCCGCCATCGGTCGCCACTCGAAGGCGTCGTGCTCGTTCGACAATTTGGGTTGGAACGGATTCTGGATCGGGTGCGAGAACGTCCAGTAGTCGGCGCCGTGGTCCGCATTGCGGTTGAGCAGCGGCAAGTAGTCGTCGTCCGAAAGCTGCCAGCCGGTCTCCTCGCCGACCTCGCGCATCGCGGCATCGCGCGGGCGCTCGCGCGCTTCGACACTGCCCCCCGGGAACGCCCACTCGCCGGCGCGAGGGTGGCCCGGCGCCCAGCGCAGGAAGAGGGCGTGATTGAGTGGGGTCACGAACGCCACGCCGGCTGCTGGCATTGCCTCGTCCAGGGCCAGGTCACCCGTCCCGCGGAAAGGGACGACCTTGCGTCCCTGGCCGCCGCCCTCCCCGCCCTGCGCGATCGGCTGCGGCTTGCCGCCCTCGGGCTCCAGCCCTTCAGCCTCCTCCTCGAGTAGGTCCGGCACGTCCTCCGGGTCGATGTCGTCGTAACCCGAGCGTGGGTCGTTCGCGATCCTCTGGCGCTCCTCTTCCTGCCAGATGGCGCCCGAATCGATGACGATCTGCCCAGTCTCGGCCTTGAGTTTCTGCAACTCCGCCTCTTCCTTCTCGCTGAGCGATTTCAGCGGCACATACTCGTGCGTGATGTCCTCGTCGATCTCGTCCCACAGCGATAGATTCATCACCCACGACACGTAGGTGAGCAGCGGGTCGAACAGCTTGACCTGGTAGGCGCCGATCGTCTCGTTGAACGCCTGCAGCTCGCCCTCCGATGTCGCGTTGAGCCCCTGCGGCTGCATGCCGGTAAACTTGACTGCGGGGATACGGGCGATCGAGTTGTGGACCAGAATGCCGTTGGCGAAGAACTCGGGCAGGAAACCTTCGGCCACTTCGAGATTATAGACCGACTGCAGCTGCCTTTCGATCACGCGAACGCTGGCGACCGCCACGGACTCTGAAAGCGGCGCAATTGCAGGCCGAGGAGCAATAAAGTTTCCGTTTCGGCAGAAGGGCCGTGAAGGGGTCGCCACAAACCGCGCAGAGCTTCGTTTGCGGCTGGAAGCGGTTGAAGTTGAGCCGGCCGTTCTGGACGATATGGTGGCTTGTGTGATCCGAGCGGGTGAGAAGCTCGAAGTTTGAAAGGCGATTGTTGGAAGTGTCTTCGTCGACGTGATGAACGTCAAAGCCTTTCGGAATAGGGCCGACGTGAGTTTCGTAGATTTTGCGATGAAGGCGGCCGCCAGCTCTCGCGTTGTTGTAGTAGCCCCATTTGGTTCGCCACCACCAGCGTCCGCGCCAAGCGACCGGGGGGCCATATTTCCCGGGGCGCCGCGTTTGACCGCGAGCAGGCGGTGAGAATGATCGACATTCTGCGCACTGACAAATTCGCGGGTCGTCTCCGACCAGATCGGGTGCCATCCTGTTACCCTCAAAACGCTATCGCCAGCGCGTATTTCGACCAGTTCCGACGCCATTCCAGTTTGCCCGGCCCAGCGGAGCGGAGCAAGTCCGGTCCGCGTCATAACCCTATCTTTTATCGTGACTTTTTCGATCGGCACGGGTCCCCTGTCCGTCTCGACAAGGGTGCCGGCCTCGCAACACATGATGTCCTCGTGCGCCGAGGACTTGAGTTCCTGGAGTCCCGAAATCGGGTGCGAGACGCTCTTCACGTCCTCGCTATCCTTGTTGGCGACGAAGACACCCTGGTTGTCGCGCGTCATGGTGAAGCCGAGCACGCGCGCGACGAGGTCGGCACCGCCTCCGCCTACGCTGCCGGGTTGCAGCGTCGTCTGCAGGTCCGTCAGCAGCACCATCGTGGCGAACGACTGCACGAGGTCCGCTACGCTCTCCCGCGTCCTGATCCAGATGTCGACATAGGGCTTCGCCATCTGCGAGAGCGAGAGCCCGCCGAACGAGTAGGCCGGCTTCAAGAGGTCCGGCACCGGGCGGCCGACGAACGTCGGGATACGGGAGCGGTGGATCTCCCGGCCCATCACGTACCAGCGCTGCGGGTTGTACCAGTCGAGCGCGAGCGGATTGCTGGCGTTGTAGTTGAGCGGGTAGACCCAGAGCGCCTCGACGTTCGCCACGCGCTTGAGCCAGCCCGGCCCGACCTTGGCCTGGAGCGCCTCGCGCATCGCCTGCGCGCTGGTCATGGCCGCCGGGTCGATCAGCGGCATCTTCAGCTCGTCGTCCTTCTCATCGCCAGAGTCGAGGTAGAGGTGCCCGCGTCCCATCAGGCCGTCGTAGAGCGCGGCGTCGCAGAAGCGGTCCCGCAGCTGCAGATGCTTCTCCATGTCCCGCAGTTCGCGGATGCGCTTGCTCTTGTCGTCGTCGCCGGGCTTGGTCGCGCGCGATGCCGGCCCGTTCGGCTTCTTCTTCGCAGCGATCCTCGCCGCAGCCTTCTCGTCCCCCTTGTCGCGCTTCTCCTCGTCGCGCTGCCCGGTGCCCTTCCACACCCAGCCCTTGCGCGTCATCTCGGTCGCGATCGTCTCGCTGATGACGCGGAACTCCGGGCGCTGCGCCATCTCGGAGAGCATCGGATAGCCGAGAAAGAACAGCCCCTCGGAGGCGACGGCACCGAGCAGTCCGCCCTGCATCCATTGGTTCTGCGCCCACCCGTTTTGCGATACGAGGTCCTGGTCGAACGCCATGCGCTGCTCGCGCGGCGGCATCGCGGCCGCAGGATGCAGGAAGCGCAGCGGCGTCTTCCCCTCGATCCGGTAGGGGCACCAGTCCAGCGTGCGGGGACGTTTCTTCGCTGCGGCCTGGCTCGCCTCGATCATCTCCATCAGCCGGTCGAGGCCGATGCGCGGGGCCGCTTGGGCAGGCTGGGCGGGGGCCTTCGTCGGCGCGTTGTCGACTACGAGCTTCGGTTTGGCGCCGGAGCCATTCCTGCGGCCGCCCCAGCCGCCCTTGCGCTTGTAGGCCATCGTGTGCTTTCCTTTTTCTTCGGGAATCAACTTGATTAGGTTCAACTTAACCCCACCGACCGCAGGAGCACAAGATGAGTTGGCGCGAACATTGGCCAAGTGTGAAGAGTTCCGTTGTACCCGGAGATGTCATCAGCGGGTGTCGCGACAACGACACCGGCACCTATCGCCTTTTCGTCAACAAGGGTTGGCGAGACATACAGGTCGGCGCGCACGAAGCTCATCAGATCGAAACGTGCGAATGTTGCGACCTATCTCTCGAAGACTTGCGCGCGCTCGTAGTCGTCCTGGAGAAGGCTATCACTGAACACAAGCCTTGGCCGGCGACCGAGCTGACCGAGACGGCCATCCGATGACGGTCGACTGGTCGCGGTGGATGGAGGGGCCGGCGGTGCAGGCGCGGCTACTCGCCGACTACCGCGAGGCGATCGCCAAGGAGCGCGACGCCAACGCGGCCCGGTGGAAGCGAATGACGCCCGCGCAGCAGGCCGCCTACCCGCGGTAGGGCACTCGCGTTTGTGGGACGCTTCGATTGGCGCGCCGCGACGAGAAGTCGAAGCACTTCGCGGCGTGATACGGGCAATAGGGCAGCCCACCCGCGAGGTCAGCCTGCGGTTCACCGCAGAACAGCTTGGCGCGCTCGTGCCATTTCCCGAGTGGAAAGCGGCAGCTCTCGTGGGTCAGTGCGGCAATCAGGATGCCGGGTCCGGTTGGGGCCACGATGGGGGTAGGTGGCGCTACGATGCGGGGAATGATCGCGGGCGCGTGTTTTCTCGGCAACCGCACTCCGCCATCGTGGGGACCTTGCACGCGCGCCGCCAGCCCGCGCCGATGAATCTGCCCCAGCACCGCGCTGCGCGTTGTGAACTCTCCCTTAACCGGATCGGACAGCAGGTCCGCGATTCGCGCAGCCGAACTCCCATCGGCCCACAGCCGCTTCAAGGCAGCTATCCGTTCGGTCGTCCACTCGAAAACCCTCATTCCCAGTCTTTTTAGTCGCAATAGGGAGCCATGCTCGTCACCGTTCTCATCCATCGTCCTGTCCGACGCGGCTCATAGAAGCGCGGTCTGTTCGGGCTTCGCGGCTGGGCGCCACCTCGGAGCGTCGGCCTTGATCTTCTCATAGACGAGGGGATGCTGCGTGCGGAAGTCGGGGCAGGCATCGCGCAGGAAGCGGCCGTTCTCGACCTTGAGCCAGCCGTTCGCGACCCAGCGGCGGTGGTCGATCTGGAGATACTTGAAGTCGAGACGGTCGACGAAGCCGCGCTCCTCGAGGAGGACGGCGATCTTGATCGCCCTGATTTTCCAGTCAGTGAGCTGGAGCGGGGCAGATGCGCCGGCAGCAACATCGGGCACGTATTCGGGAAGCTTGTACCGCTTCGCCGGCGCCATCTCGTGCCACTGCTCCCAGAGATCATTGGGTTTCGGCAGGCCCGGAAAGAAATGGCTATTGTAGCGTGGATTCAGGCCCCTCGCGGCGAGGTCCCTCATCCTGATAATCGTCACGCCGACGTAATCGCAGATTTTGTCGAACGCCGCTGCGACATCGGGAACAAGGATGGCGCGGCAATCCGGGCCGGGCCCGGCGACGTGATAGCTATAGCCGTTTTCGATCGCTTGGTTTACGACGTCGACATTGAGCCGGAGCTTGGCTTGGACACCGATCTGGAAGCCATCTGCAGTGCGCACCAGGAGGATGTCCCATCCCTCGGTCTCGGCATAAGCCGTCCAGCCATCAGGGAGTGCAGCAATGAACGCCGCGCAGAGTGCCACCTCTGAGGCAAATGGCTTCGATTTTGCTGGTTTTGCCATTACCGCCGCCGGCGCCCCGCCGTAGCGAGCGCCTGCAGGACCTCCGGCGACCACACGGCCGGCCCGGGCTCCATCCTGGCGAACCGCATCATGCAACCGTCGCCGAGGTTCGGCGACGGCATCCCGGCCGGGGACTTATCGATCACTATCTTGCCGGCACCGTTGGTCTGGTAGGTGGGCTGCGAGAGTTCGCGTACTAGCTGCCAGCCGATGCTCTCCGGCTTCTCGAACAACGCGGGATCAAGGTCAAGGATATCATCCGGCGGACAGGATTGGCCCTTCTCGACCCACAGAAAAGTGCGTTGCGCACGTCGGCGCAATTCCCACCATCCTTGCGCCTTCCGATTCTGGTAATAATCCTTGTTGAGACGCCCCTTATCGCCCTCGCGCCCCTTCGTGCCCTCGACGATGCCCTCTGGATCGACTACACCTTCCGAACCTCGGAAGCCGATTACGGCATGCTCGCGGAGCTTTTGCTCTTTCCGGCGGTCATTGATGACGCGGGCATCGCCGCGAACCAGAGCCCCCATGCCATCGGCGTCGTAACGCCAGCGCCAGCATTCATTCGCATCGGCGATCGAGAAGGCGCGCTCAACCGATGCGAAGGGGTCCGATCCTTTCCCTCGCCATTCCTCCGCAACGCTGACTGTGGTGCCCTGACCGCCGACCATGGCGCAGGCATCGCCTTCATCGCCGATGTCAAAGGCGAGCCGCATCTCGCCCGATGGTGCGATGCCAAGCCTACGCTTCGCCCCGATGCAGGCTTTGACCCACGCGCCGGGAATCACGATGCCCTGGACTGATGCCGAGCGGTCGCGATCAATTTCCTGCGCCACCACGACGGGATCGAGATCGCGGCATTGCTTTTCGTACCAAGCATCATCCTTTCGGGGATCATCCTGCCATGCGAAAAAAAACGTCTTCACTTTTTTCGTGAGAATACGGCGCGCCGTAGGGTTCGCGGAGCCGTTCACCGAGGAAACATCGATACGGCAGTTCGTGGTCTGTGACAGCGCGAAGTCAACGAGTTCGGGCTGCTCCAGATATTCGGCCTCATCAATGATGGTGAACGAAGTGCGGTCGCCACGGCCGATCTGATTGCCAGCTTCACCAGTGATAATCGAGCCGGTTTCCGGGAAATTGACCCGCATGAACGGCGAGTCGCGCCAAGGCACCCACCCACCGCGGAACTCCGCAGGTAGATTCGTCAGGAAGAGCCTTGCCTTGGGGATGATTGGCTTGTAAGTGCCGATGCGATCTACATATTCCTCTTTGCGGGAGCCAAAGCCGACCGCGATGCCTTCAAAAAACAAACATACTGAGCAAGAGAAAGCGACGGCCTCCCAAGTGACCCCACATTCACGCGCCTTTTCCGTCGCCCCTGGTTCGCGGGAGCGCCACCGGTTCCAAATCCAGTGAATCCACTCGACTTGCTTCGGAAAGAGAATGAACGGAATAATCGCCGGCAGGCCGACCTCTGGATTGCGGGGGTCGTAGGTAACGCCGAAATCACTGATAAAGTCGGCAATCCCTTGTGGCCCAGAGCGATAGTAAGCCTTTAGTTCCGGCACCCACTCGGGGTGAGCGCGAATATCTTCCAGAAAGGCGAGCCGCTTGCGGAACGCCGTCGCGTAGTCGGGATTCTTCCAGTCAAAACCTTCATGGAGCATGGGCGATTGCCATCCTTCACGCCGCCCACTACCCGCGCACTGCCTGAACGCGCCGTTGATAAACGCGCGAGAGCGACTCGGCATCATGCATGTCAACCACCTTGCCGCCGTCGATCATCTTCGGATCGGGCGGCGGGGGCGGGGGCGGTGTCATCATGATCGCTCGGAACGTGGGGCTCTGGTAGGGCGCCAGCCTCGCCGCAGCCTCCATCGCCAGCCGCGCGTACTTCTCGAACTTCGCCTCGTCTGGCTCGCGTCCCTGTAGGCCAACCACGCCGGGCGGGAGCGGCTGGTGTGCCGCGGCCATTCCCGCGAACAACTCCATGAAGTCGCGCAGGATGTCTTTCCCGAGCCGATCGGGCCGCCCGCCGGTGAGCATCTGCTCGGCGATGCGCGCCTTCTCCTCGCGCTCGATCGTCGCCTTGTTGCGGGAGCCGGGGGGGCGGCCGCCGGGGTGCTTCGGCTTGGGGGTCATGCAGGTATTTTACTGGGGAAACTAGTTTTTCTCAAATGCGCGGATCGCGCGCCCGATTATTTCCGGGATTTGCGGGACGACGGCGTTGCCGAGCGACCTAAGTCGGTCCACCCGAGCGGGAACCCCATCAGCCACTCGACCCACGTCGGGTTCAGCGAGCCACCAACCGCCTTCGCAACTTCCTGTGGATTCGGCGCGCGCCCCTCTGCAAATTCCGCAGACCGAAATTTGCTCGATGCCGTCGGCGTCGCAAACCGCACCACCTCGTTCAACGGCCGCGAGTTCGGCGGCAAGGTATTCGGTGAGGACGGGGCGCCCTTCCAGTTCCGCGCCGATGGCGTTGGCCAAAGGCGCGCAGCCGTCGTTAGCGTATCGGGCTTGCCCCGATGGCCGCCCGTTTGCTCGCTGTCCTCTGCGCGCGGTGTGGGCCAAAACACGCGATCTTTCAGGTTGCCCCAATAGCTCGCGGCAATGGTCGGGTCGCGCGACTGCCTGTCTCGCTTCAATCTCGGCGGTCGCGGATTGCCCGCATCGAAAGCCTGTGGTGTCGGCCATGTCGCCGCTTGCGTCCGCAACCGTTTGTAAGTATCTGGAATGCTCTCGCCGTTCGCGTAGCGCTCGATCGCGCCGGCCGGTTTGCAATCCTCCACGCTCGGCGTGATCCATTGCGATAATCCAGACGCGGTCGCGTCGGTGAGGCGCACCAACGCCGGTATGCAATGCCATTCCGCGTCATGCCCGATCTCGGCCAAGTCTCCGAGAACCGTTCCCATCCCTCGACCAAGCAGCGCTGCCACGTTCTCCACGATCGCGTAGTGCGGTCGAACCACGCGAATGGCTCGTAGCAGTTCCCGCCAGAGTCCCGAACGCTCGCCGGCAAGCCCGGCGCCTGCCCCGGCGACGCTGATATCCTGGCAGGGGAAACCTCCGCAGATGACATCCGCTTCACCTTCCTGAAATTCGCGGGTGGTCACGTCATCATGGATCGGAACGGCGGGCCAGTGTTTAGTGAGCACGTCACGGCAGAAAGGGTCGATCTCACAAAAGCCGACCGTGCACATGCCGGCGCGCTCAAGGCCAAGCGAGAATCCGCCGATGCCGCTAAAGAGGTCAAGAACTCTCATCAGAGCGGCTTGGAGATGTCGAGCTGGGTGACGACGGACTGGCCGAACTGGTTGAAGCCGATGGCGAAGTTCACGACGAGGCCGTCGCGACGGGATTCATTCAGGATAGCGACGACGGGCTCGAGCGCGGCGCGAATCTTGGCGCGGTAGTCTGCGGCTTTCTCGGCGTCGGGCTTGCCGATGGAGACAACGTTCGATTCTTGTGTCATGGCCTCACTGCGGTCTGCGGCTGTGCCGGTGCCTCGGGGAGCGGTTGCGGCTTCTCGGCGTTCGACACGCCGTCGGCGAAAATCTCGCGCAACGCCTTGCGGAACTTTAGCACGTTGACGAGGTCGCCTGCGACCGAGGAGGCGACGATTCGGCCCATCTCGCGGACGAAGCAGAGCATCATCATCTGCGGCGGGATGCCGAAGTCGGCGGCGCGCGCAGCAACCCCGCTCATGATCGTGCCGGCGACCTGGCGGACGTAGAGGTCGAGCGGGGTGAGCTGGGGGGCACCTTGGGCAGCGCGCATCGCACGCACGAGGGCCGCCAGCTTGGGGGCGGTGTGCGCGTTGATCTCGTTGTCGTCGACTTGGCGGAGTAGCTCGTCGACGGAATCGGACTCGGTAGCTTTCGATTCGCTCATTGGCGCCCTTCGAGAAAAACCCAGCCCGCCGGCGTTCTGCTCCCTGGTTGCTGCTGTGCTTGTCGGAGGCCGCCGCCGGGCGGGCCAGGCGAATCGGATCGTAGGGGGAAATTGTTCCCCGTGTCCAGTGGACAGAGGCCAGCGGGTGTGGTGGAGTCGGCCTGTGGATAACCCGGTGATGGAGAGGACAAAATGGCAGTCGAGAAGGAACGAGTCGACGCTTACCTCGCGACGACCGCGCGGTTTGAGCCCGACATTGCGATGACCGACCAGGACGCGGCGTTAAGCTCGATCGCCATCAGCCTGAAGCGAATTGCCGATGTCCTGGAGGGCCGGAAGGCCAGCGGGAAGCCGGGCGAGCCCAATTTCGATGCCGGGACATTGGGCGCATTCGACATGCTCTGCAACGCGTATCATGCGAGTTTTAGGTGAGCCGGGTCGTCTCCAACGCGATGCGCGACGTGCTGATCAAGCACCTCGACGGCGCCGCGGTCCCGATCTCCGCGCCCTCGGGCTCGACGTGGAACCGCTCGGCAGAGCACGACCGCCGGCGCGCGATCCGGTTCCGCACGACCCGCTGGCTCGTCGAGCTGAAGATGCTGCGCGACGACGGCCACCGGCCACCCCGGGCGACCACGATCACCGATAAGGGCCGCGCCGCACTCGCAGCGGCGCTTGCGGATTGGGCGGAGGCCTTGGTTCGTGCCGGCTACGGCTTTAACGATTCGTTGACCATGCCGGCGGTAGTATCGGCGCCATGCCCAAGCGACCCGCCCATCCCCTCCCCTGCGGCTGCTGGACCGACTGCCGATTCTTCTGCGCGGACCACGCCCCGAAGTGTATCATTCGTGCCACACGCCACGAAATAGATTCGGGCCGCTCACTTCCTGCTGGACATCGGGGACGATTTTCCCTAATTTCGATCCTGCGCCGGGGACGAGAAATCCTCGCCGATAGGAGCCCAAGATGAAAACCGCCGACGCTCACGCCCTCTTCCTCCTCCAGCTCGACATCTGCGATCAGGCTATGTCGGTGGCCAGGATGGCGTTCCTTTCGCCCATCGCTCAGCGCGCTCGCGACCGCTACTTGGCGGTCGAGGTCGAGGCGCCGGTGATTTTGCTTCCTGGGAGGGCATCATGAAGCCCGGACACCGCTACGAGGTCGGCGACCAGCCCTGCCGCAACCTGAAGCGCGCGCAGGAAGGCGCGGGATGGGCCAACGTCCACGAGTGCCCGAAGTGCGGCGGCAATCGCACGTTCTGCGAGACCTGCTGCTGCGATCACCACGACGGCGGCTGGGATGCCTGCCAGCCCGCCGCGTTCATATGCGTGCCTGTCAAGTGCCCGGATTGCACGAAGGGCGTCGACTACGGCGAAACCTGCGTCCGATGCGGCGGTACTGCGGAAGTCGATTGGGATGACCCGGCCCATCCCGATTATCGGAGGGCAGCATCATGTTCTACCTCATCATGAAGGACGGCGACTCCCGCCGCTGGTGGAACGCCGACGCCGAATCCTGGGGAACGCGGCAGGCCGCCACGCGCTACCGATCGGGCGAATTGCGCTGGTTCGCCATGCCGCCGGGAAGCCGCTGGGTCGGCCCATGCGACGGGAGCGAATCATGACCTTCTTCGACATTCTCGATGATGCCGCAGCGCTCGTGTCGCTCGCGCTCTTCCTCGCCTGCATGGCCGTTATCGGCTCGCTGATCGCGGGAGCGTGAGATGGCACAATCACCACGGGTCATTGATTTCGCCGGCGAGCCGCACAAGCAAGACTTTCGGAACGGATCGACTTGGAGCATCCGGGGCGAAGTCGCGGGGCTCAACAAGTCCTACCGATTCTCTGCGGCGCAAACCCTCTACTTGCCGCCCGATCTAAATTCGGGCGTCAGCGTTTCTCTTCGGACGCACAGCGGCAAGTCCATCCCCTACGCAAAGTGCGTGGCGTGGCGCGAAGCGGTCGAACGCGACACCACCATCGTTGCCTTCTTCGCCGAACAGCAAGCCGCGCTTCAAGCCAAAGCGGAGGGCCGCTGAAATGGCGCGAGAACTTCAGCCGACCGACAAGGTTTTAGTTTGCGACAAATGCCTTCGCGCCTGCTGCTGGTACGGCGAGTTCATGTGCGAAGATGCCGTCGGTGCAGGCTTGGTCGTCATGACGGTAGACGACCTGCGAAAGCTCTCACGCGAGAGCGAAGATTACTGGTCCGACGAGACCATGATCAAAATCTACGGCGACGCCGACCGGGAGTTCGTCACATGACTCTCGCCTATCCCCTCCTCGGTCCCGCCATCCCGGTCCGCATCGAACTCGCCGATCCCGAGTTCTTCTCGGCGAACCCGAAGAAGCTGAGGGTCGAGGACAACCCCGGCACCGGCCGAATCTACTTCATCCTGAAGGGCCGCATCGTCGCGGTCGGGAAGCCGGCGGCGCGTCCCACCCGCTCATCAATGGCAGAGTATTGTCCTGGATTCGCATCGCCTTTTTGTCGGCGGCGCTTAGGCCATAACGGATGAGAACGGGGAACGCGCGCATTCCAGCGAGGCGCGCACTTTCGAGCCGACCGTGACCTTTCAGGATGAAGTCGTCGTCACCGTCGATAACGATTCGCTGGTCGGGTCCGAACTTCTTGAGCACTTCGGCGAGCAGCGCAATTTGCTCGGGAGGATGTGTCCGCGGGTTGTTCGGATAGGGCCGGATTTTCGCGAGCGGCCGGGTTTCCTCACGCATCTTCGGCCACAAAGACTCAAACGCGTTCCGCTTCGCCATTACGCCTCCTTCGGCCAAGCCGTAAAGGTCGCCTCGCTCGGCGCGTCACTCCAGAGCACGTTGCGCAGAGGAAGCGGGGCGTAGGCGGTCACTGCTACCTCGATCATGGCGCGCCCGTTGTGAACTTCCCCCATCAGAATAGCATCGTAGACGATGCCAGAAATCGAGCGGAAGCGCACCGCGTCACCCCGCTTCGCCACGGGCGCGCTCCTCCATCTGGCGGATGACGAAGGCCAAGTCGGCCGTAAGTTGACGGTCTTGAATGAGGCGGAATCCAGCGGGAGAGATTACCTGCCCCGTTCCGGCCACAGGGCGAACGACGGCGCGCCAGGCCGCCACGCAAGCGTTGCACCACATCGCCCGCGGCTGCCAATACGAGCGCGGAGGAAACTCTCCGTGCGCTTTGTGCTCCCCGCATCCGGGGCAAAGTCGAGTCTCGCGTTTCATGCGCGGGCCTCCGGCGGGTCGAAGTCGTCGCCGGGCGGAATCTCAACCGGCAAGCCCTGCAGCTTGCGATGGATGCGCCGGACGATCTCGTAAGCCTCGCCGTCCTCCGCTTGGCTAAGCGCTCTGCGGGACTCTAGCGGAACGCTTTCGATCTCCACGATGATTGCAGATATTTCCTTGCGCGTTCGATCCAAACTCACGTTGCGGCTCCATATTGCGGTGTGAAGATTCCCGTCTCGGGGTCAACGTGGAAGTGGCAGCATCCCACCTTTCCGGCTCCGATCTCGCGCACCTTGGCGCTGATGACCTTGGCCGTATTTTTATCTGCCTCGCGAACAACCACGAGTCCGTTGTCGCATTTGTTGAACCAGTTCATTGATCCCTCGATGTCGGCGAGCGTTGGGAGGCGCCCGCCGTGCTCGTTCACGGCCTTCGTCGGATGGGCGACCAGAATGACCGACACGCTGAAGAACCGGCAGAATTGTTTGAGACTCATCAGACACTCGCCGATGTAGTCGCTCATCAGCATATCGCGCGGCTTCGACCTTTCCAACTCGTTCCAGGGGTCGATCATCACCACGTCGACACCGTCGACTGTGACCGCCTTGACCGCTCGCTCGAGTACCCAATTAAGCGTCCGAGGCTCTGAGTCGTAGGCATCGGGGATCGAGGACTGGACGAAGCACTGACGAGCCGCAAACGTGTTGAAGGTCGCATCGTTTTTCCATATCGGCTTCAGTTTCTCCTTCAGATGTTGCTCGTTCTCGGGGACGTAGAGGAACGACCGAACGTCCCTCTTGGCCAAATTCAGCAGGACATTGAGCAGGAATGTCGACTTGCCGGATCCCGCGATTCCGGTCACCACCACAAACTGCCCGCGGTACAGTTTGAAAATCTGGTCCAACTCCCACCACCCGGTGCTGATCGCATGCTCGGCAATCGATTCGCGCTGCGGGAGGTCGGCCAGCGTGAAGTAGCCAGCCTGTCCGTGCCGGAAGCGGGTGGCATCCATCAGAGGACAGCCTTCCGCCAATCATGCGGGTCCCCCCGCGCACCGACTGGCTTACCCCGCTGTACCACCGCCCGCACCCGATTCCGCCACGTCGCAAACCAGTCAAGCTTGACTCCGCGTTGGCCGGGAACGCCGACCCAATAATCGACGAACTCCGACCATGTTCGATCAATCTCAGCGTCGGCAGCGCCCTCCGATCTGGCAAACTCACGCCATTCCGCAATGAGTGCCGCGCCGGGCGCCATCCGCGTCCCGCGCGCCCCGCGCGCCCTTCCATTTACTCCGTTCTTACTTGCTGCTTCTTCCTGAAGGCCTTCAGGAGAAGAAAGAACATCATTAGGCTCACTAAGCTTGTCGGCGGATTGTCGGCGGATTTTTCGTTGACGCTCACGGTCATAGGTGCGTCGCCTTTCCGCAGCGCTGTCCACCGGATGTCGGCGGATGTCGGCGGACTTATCGGCGGACTTATCGGCGGATTCTTGGGCGTGCTGTTGGGCGAGGTCGACGGCGGCCTTGATGGAATCCGCCGACAGTCCGGTGGACAAGAGCAACTGAACGAGGTCGCCAATCGCACTCATGCCGCGACCGCCTTGCGCGCGAGCGCTGCGGCTTTGAGATCACTGAGGCCAAGCTTCGGCGGCAGCGGTTTGGCCGCAGCCCATCTTTTCTCCAATTCTTCAAGTCGGCTTTTGGCGCGCGCTGCATGAGCGGCCGTAACCGTTCCCGCGGTGTTCCCGTCCAAATCTATTCGAGGAGCCCCTTCGACAAGTCCACGTAAGTAAGTGGCCCCGCTAGTATAATCGCGCAGCGCCAGAGAAATATGCTTCCATTTTAAGTCCCCGCACCGAGCAACCAAATCGACGGAGATACCAATTTTAAGCGGAAATTTTGGTTGCCTTTTCGGACAGAACGCTAACGGGAATCTCTCAACCAGGATTGCCCTGGTCTCATGCGCAATACGGCGCTGATTTGGATACATGACCCCGGTCCCTTCGGGTTTGGGCGGGCGGGGGCAGCGCAAGGGACGCGCCGCGCTCCCGCCCGTATTCCGTTCAGTGGCCGACCGAACGGCAGTTCAAGTCGAACGATTTTACCGCGACTCGGCGGCGGCGTCCACTAGGCTAAGCCGGATTCGGGGACGGGTTCCAGCGCTAGGGTTAGCGGCTGTGGTCAAAGAAATCGCAACACTTAGCGGGGACGAAAAAAGGCGCGGCCCGAAGACCGCGCCAAGTTCGTTGGGGAGGAAACTGTCGTCAAACACGGGCGCCACCGGGTGGAGACGCCCGCGCGGGGAGTGTGGGCGCGAATCGGCGGGCGAACAAGCGGGAATGCACTTGGTATCTAGGTGGGGTGCGTCATCCTGCGTCATTCCGCAGGAGATTCCGCCAACTTCTGCCGCGCCCGCCGAAGTGTCGGTTCGCTAAGGCCAATTTCCTTTGCGATGGCGCGGTTCGACCTCTCGGGATGGGCCGCAATCGCCGCCATGGCGCGGGCGAGCGCGGTGGGTTCAGGGGCGGCGACTTCGGCCGGGCCCGCTGCACGCGCCCATCGGTGAGTCGGCACGTAGGCCGCCCCGCATGCGCACGGGCAGCCTGATTCGGTGCCACACCTCGTGCAGCGCATCTTGCCGCCGATTCGGGTCATGCGGCCGAGCAGGAAATCGGCCCGGTCGGCACCGAATCGCATGTGCTTCGCGGTATAGGCGCGCCATGTCCGTTCATCGGGCGGCAGATCGTCCCGCCACCAAGTGTCATACCGCTCCCGCAGCTTCACCAGCCCGAGCCCCGCCGCGATGAGCCTGCCGCAGCGCTCGAACTCGTTCACGGCTTGGATTATCAGGGCGGTGTCAATCATAAAAGGAGTCCTTTTTTCAAGTATTTAATAGCCAAATTAAGAATAGCTGTATCGTCCTTTGCAAATCCTAAAACATGGTTACAGTGACGACAAAGTATTCCCCGCACTTTATTGGTCGTATGGCAATGATCTACAACCCAGCCATTTCTGCCGGGGTCGTCTGTTCGACAAATCGCGCATCTGCTACCTTGTGAATTAAAAATTGCATCGCGTTCTTCGAGAGTTATACCATATTTCCTTTTAAAATAATATTTTTGGAGGGATTCTGGATTGTTTTTCGCCCATCGTTTTGCTGTAGCCCTGCTTTTTTCTGGGTGTTTTCTATTATGCTCTCGCGCATATGTAGTATGTTTTTTCCGACGTTCTTCAGTCACTGGTGGAGGTCCCCTTCGGGCATACCAATCTCTGAATTGCTGGCGTCTACGCTGTAGACGTTCTTCCTCAGTTGCTGCCTTAGCTCGCTTAGGCGTCATACGGAGTTCAAAATCACCATGTTTTGTAAAACGCTGGTAGTGCATGCTGCACATTCCGTGCGCAAGAAGTTTGCGCTCACAACCAGGCACAATGCACTTCGTCCAAACTTCACCACTTCTCCCTCTCACGGTTTCGGCGTCCAGCCGGGGCCGCCCGCCGCCACGCGCTCCCGCACCGCAGCATAGGCGTCACGGAACGAGCCTTCGACATCGGCGGTTGCGTTGTAGGGCGCATCGAATTTCCCGACCTCATTTCCCCATACCGTCCAGTTTGGACGCTGTGCCCGCGCAAATAATTCAAGGTATGGGCCGGGAACTAGGCGTTCGATTCGGTCGTGGATTTCGTCGGGCTTGCGCGAATGTTCGCGGCGGCGTTGATCCAAAATCTGGCGCACGTCGGCATTGAATCGCTTTGGGCTACCGCGCGTAGCGAGCCAGCACTGCTCGAACTCAGCCCGCGTCCATTTTCCCATGCCCATTTGGGTAACAACATCGTCGGGAAACAGGGGCAAGCCATCGCCTTTGATCCAACCGAAGGCAACCGACTTCAGCGTAAATCCCCATGTCTTGCAAAGCTTTACGGCCTGCGGAATTTGCGTCTGAACTATCCACAGAAAAAGAACACATGAATCGGCCGCTAGGTCGCGAACTGGCATCGCGTATAGGTCTTCATGCGACATGGTGTTATAGTGGGCCTCACCACTACGGCCTTGGCCTTTGTGCGACCACGTAGCGAAGGGCCACGGCGGGTCCGCGAGGATCGCGCCAAAATGCCTGCGCGGCAGGCCAGCGAACGGGTCAAGCATCGAATGCTCCCATCAACTTGATTTCAACTTGCACCTTCGGCTCCTCGCCGTAGCGCTTTTCGATGGTCGCTCGGACGACCTGCGAATCGTCCCGCCAGCAGATGCCGTTCAGGCCATCGAAAGCCACTTTTTGGCAATTGTCGGCATCGGGCCGTCCAGTGGGCCAGATCGCGCCGACAAGGGCCGCATCCCGTTTTTTGGCGCTCCAGGACGGTGGAACGCCCATAATTGCCGTCACGGTGACGTTTAGCGGCCCCGTGAGCGGTTCTCGGCCCTTCATGGCCACTTGGCCGGCGTAACCCAGCGCCCGCTCATAGGCGCGCGTCTTTGCGGGGGTATAGGCATGCCCTTTGCGGGTGAACCGGGGGCGACCCTTGCCGAGCGGTTGCCCCGGCAAGACGACGACGATCGGCTCCTTTGATGCAACAAAGGGGGCCTTTGATGCAACGGCGGCCGGTTTTATGCACCGTTGAGCGAAATTATGCCCGGAATCTCCTCCGCTCCGGGCCGGCGGTTGGGAGTGGCCGGGAGGGAGGCTTATTTCCTCCCGGACGCCGGAGACTACTTTGCGGCCGCGCCTCGCCTGGTGCGCAGCCAGATCCTTCTCGGTCCAGCGCAGGCTCACTCCGCGGCGACCGATCCGGGCGACGGGAACGGCCGGACGTTGCGGCGGTGGCCCTGCTCGGCGCCGGCGTCCTCTTCGGGTTCGTCTTCGTCGCCATCGGCAGGATCGAACTGCATCGGCTCAACAGATTCGGAGCGTTTCGCGAGCCCGCTGATGTCCCAATAGTGCTGGAAGGTATCGAACCACTCCCGCAGCTTCTCCGGCTCCAGCTTGTCGAGCGCCCGGATCGTGCTGAAGACCTTCTTGTGCAGCCCGTGCTTCTCGACCGCGACGCCTATCTCCTCGCGCAGCGTGCCGTTGATCGAAGCCACGTCCGCGCTCGCCGCCCGCGCCTTGCTCAGCAGCGACTTCAGCCGCTTCTCGGAGACGACCTTCATGACCTCGCTCGGCTTCGCCTGCTCGGTCGCGCCTTCGGTCTCTTGGTTCTTCTTCGGTCTTGCCATTCGCCGTCCTCCTGTTGCGCGCCCGATGCGCGGCTATTGAGTGAGGGTTCCCGTCTTTCCGGTCGCCCGCGCCCCGGGGATTTTTGAGGCGAAGGCCGTCACCCACAACCCTGTCAGCGCTGTCCGCCCGCGCTAGCCTACTAGGACTTCTGCGGAAAACAGATACCGAGACCCCTTCTGTACCTGCCTTCCTCCATCCGTTCGCATGGGATCCCTCAATGGAACCTGTGCATCGCCTCGTCGTCGGCCCGGATCGCGTCCAGCATCGACTTCACGATGACGCCCGGCGGCGCCCCGGTCGCGCGCACCAGCTCGGCGAGCCACGCCCGCAGTCCCGGGTCGAGCGGCACCGGCAGATAGTCATCCTCGTCGTCAAAGCGGATTCCCATGCGAGCGGTGATACGCGATTCGCACCCGCCGCAGAATCCTGCGGGACGGATTTCCCCAAGTCTGTGCGTGGGGTTCCGGTCATTCCTGCGGGTGGCGCCCCATGCCGATCATGCGCGTCGGCGGCCAGGGCGCGCCGTCGGGCCACGCCTCCCGGAAGGCGTTCACGATCTTTTCTGCCTTGCGGATGGCGACTGAATAGGGCTGATTTCCCGCCTTGAGATCGCGGAAGAAGGTGCGGTTGCCGTAAAACTTCTTGCTGATCGCGGCCAAACTCGCGCCGGTCGCCTTACCGTAGGCCGCGGCTATTGCCAGCAGATTGTCCCGGAGGATTTTCTCCATGCGCGTCCCGACCTATCCAGGTTGCCCAGGCGCGAAGGTACTATTATCCCCCGTCCGCGTAAAGAGGCTGTGGCAAGAATCCCACAGCGGGGATGATTTTCTCTTTTGGACTTTACAAAGGCTCGGCTTTAGGCAATTGTTTGGACCTGCGACGCAGCCGAGAGGGGCGGACGAACGATGGCTGACTTCCTGCATTCCTGCGAAGGCAATCTCCCGCTCGACGGTTATGGGGCGGCGGTCACCGGTTGCCAAGAGGATGCCGAAGGCCGGTTGTGGATCGGCAACGGTGAATACGGTTCGCAGGTAGCCTTCTGCCCTTATTGCGGATTCAAAGCTCGCGTCGTTCCCGAAGTCATCTCTGAAGACGCGCGCCTCAAAGGGCGCGCGCTTCCGGCCACGCATAGGAGACGTTGATGCCATTCCCCGAAGGCTACCTGCCCCGCGAGGGCGATGTGCTCGTCCTGCATGGACGCGTGAAGTTCGACTGGGACCTCGAAGAGGACAAGCCGGAGCGCGCCATCGTTTGGATCGACGTCGAGGGCCACGATGGCCGCCACGCCATCCGCGTCGCGCTCTCCTGCATCGTCGGCATCAAGCGCCGGACCTGGAAGCCGGGCGAGGCCGTCTGCGTTCGCAACGCCGGGGGCATCTTCGGCAACGTCGTCAGCACCAGCGGCGATTACGTCTGGGTGGCGCTGGACGACAACTCGGAGAAGCCTCGCCATGCCGGCACCAGCGGACATGCGACGGTGCACTGCAACGAGATCGAGCCATTGCTACAACCGAGCCCGCAGGAAAAGGCGGAATCGGCTAAGTTTTTCGCGGCCTTCGCCGACAAGCCAAAGCCGAGCAACTTCGCCATCGCGCTCGCCGAAGCGCTCCCGAAGGAGGTTGGCAGCGCCTTTGCCATGATCGAGCGGCCGTCTAGGGACGACGTTCTGATCGTGACGCCGGGCTTCATCATGCCGGGCGAAGACCGCCATCGGCTCCAAAAGATTGCCTTCGCCCTAGGTATTCCACCAGCCCCGGTTCGGCTCGCCTTCAGCGATGTTGAGCCCGACGATCAGGGCCTCCTACCCAATGAGCGGTCGGACCCGCCCCGGACATGGGAGAGCGACCAGGGACCGCGCCCGATACCGCCCTTCGACCCGGCCGCTTCGCCGATGGAACCGGATGCCGAACTTCGCCAGCGCCTCCGAAAAAAGATGCTCAGCCGGGGCGTAATACCGCCGGCCGATCTCAATCTGGTCGAAGTGGCGACCGGCGCCGATCTCGACAAATTGGCCGCTTACTACAACCTGAACCGGTACGCCCTTTCCGAGGAAGAATTTCAAGGCCGGATCGCTGCCGATGAAGCAGAGGGCGCGGCGCTTCGCAACCCGGAGGAGCCGCTGTGACCGACGCCCAGAACCCCCGCGAGGCGATCGGCGCGAATTTTCCGCCGCTCGCCCGCTCGATCGCCGCGGAGCAGGGCGACTTCGCCCTAGTAGTGACGGCGTTTCTCGAGGATGAGTACGCGCCGCAGCCGGCGCTCGTCGCCGCGCTTCTCGACGAGGCCCGCGCGCTCCCGAACCCGATCGAGGACGACGAGACGAAGGGCAAGTACACCTCGCTCATCAAGCGCCTACGCGACGCCTCGAAGGCGCTCCTCGCCATTCACGGCAAGGAAAAAACGCCGTACCTGCGCGGCGGACAGGCGGTCGACCAGTTCTGCTTCGGGCTCATCGACAAGCTGGCGCGGCGCGAGAAAAAGGCGAAGCCCGGCGCTGCCGACATACTCGGCCAGCGACTCACCGACTACGACACGAAGAAGTTGCGCGAGGAACAGCAACGCCTCGCGGCGCTGGCGGCAGAGGAAGCGAGAGTTGCGAAGGCGGCCCAGGACGAGGCGGACCGCCGGGCGGCAGAGGCGGAGGAGGCCCGCCTCGCCGCTGAGCGCGCGAAGAAGCCGGAGACCATCGCCGCTAAGGACGCCATAGCCGGCGTCCGGGAGCAGGCCGCCGGCGCCGCCAAAGCCGAAGCCGAGATCGCGACCGCACGCGCGGAGGACGCCCACATCGCCACGCTGGCGAAGCCGGCCGATCTCATGCGGATGCGGGGCGACGACGGTACACTTTCGACAATGGCGACGGAGCCCTACGCCGAGATCGAGGACGACTCGAAGCTCGATATGGCCAAGCTGTGGCCCTTCGTCGCGCTCGACGCGAAGGAGAAGGCGCTTCGGGCATGGGCCCGGACTACGGGTTACTCTCAACCGATGGCTGGCGCGAAGATCGGCAAGCGGCCGAAGTCGGTGGTGCGCTGATGCGTTTCCAGAAGGGTAATCTGGCTAGCCTTCGACACGGGCATGCCTCGCACATAAGCGGGAAGGTATCCCCTGAATACGGATGCTGGATTAACATCAAGGCTCGCTGCCTCAATCCTCAACACAAAAACTATTCCTATTACGGCGGGCGCGGGATCACGGTCTGCGCGCGGTGGCGGGATAGCTTTGAGGCTTTTCTAGCCGATGTCGGCCTCCGTCCTTCACCGAAGCATACAATCGACCGCTACCCGGACAACAATGGCCACTATGAACCGGGCAATGTTCGGTGGGCTACCCGCGCGCAGCAGATCGACAATCGCCGGAACATGCGGACCGTCGTATTGAATGGCGAAACAATTACCGTCGCGGAAGCCTGCCGACGCCTTGGATTGAACCTTAAAACCGTCCAAACCCGGATTAAGATCTGGGGATGGGCGCCGGAAGAGGCGATTACGCCCCTGCTCGGTCGCCGCGACCGTCCGAGGAGGCTCCGTTGAAAAGCCTCTTCGCCCTCGTCGGCATGAAGCACCGTGGGACCGAGGCGCTCGTCGCGTCGCTCCCGCAGGGCGAGCCGCTGGAATTGATTCGTGAACCGACAAATCAATTCGACCCCAACGCCATCAAAGTTTTCGCGCGAGGTCAGCATGTCGGCTACATCGCAGCGAAACAGGCTAAGCCGCTCGCGGTCAAAATAGATAGGCAAGACAATGCCAGCGTCAAAATACTTCCCGCCCGCCTCGCGATCGACGGCGGTCGCTGGCCAATGTGCGAGGTAGAGGAATGAGCACGCAAGACGCGATGATCTCGAACCTCGCAAAGGCGCTCCGTTCGGCGAGGCACTTCATCTGCGGAATCCTACGACAAAATGAATCCAGCCGAGCGTCAGTGGATCGAACACTTCGACCGCGCGCTCGCCAAAATCGACAAGGCGCTCAAATGACGAAGGCACGCCTTCTGGCGGCGCAGGCCGCCGACGACTTCTTCACCGCCGCGCCGAAATACCGGACACGCGCAAGATTCATCGAGATCGTCGAGAAGGCGATCCTGGAAGGGAGAATGGAAAATGGCGAAAGCAAAAACTAAGGACGACGACGGGCTCGCGCTGTTCGACGCGCCCACGAGCGAGAAGACGACCATCACGCACGAGAACCCCGCCGTTCCCGCCGCAGTAATCAAAGCCCCGCGAATGCCGACGAAGAAGCAGATGGCCGCGCTAGAGGCGATGCCCAAGAGGGCCGGCGCTATCGTCGCGCCTCAGCCGGAAAACGGCACCCTCGCGCTCCTCCAAACCGTCGAGCGCCTCTCCACCAACAAGGACACGAACCCCGCCATCGTCGAGATGCTCCTCAAGGAGATGCGCGACCTCCGGGCCGAGCAGGCGCGCGCGGTGTTCGACGCGCAGATGGCCATGATGCAGGGCGAACTCCCGATCGTTGACCGGCGCGGGAAGATCGTGGTCCGCGAGAAGGACGCGAGGGGAGAGCGCACCGGCAAAGTCACGCAGTCGACGCCCTACGCGCTTTACGAGGATATCATCGAGGACGTGCTCCCGATTCTGTCGAAGTACGGGTTCTCGATCACGCACATCACCGACACCGAGGAGAAGGTCCGGGTCGAGAGCATCCTTTCCGGCCATGGCTTCGAACGCCGCACGAAGCTGACGCTCATGCACGACTCGACCGGCAGCAAGAACTCGGTCCAGGCCGTCGTCTCCTCCGTGAGTTACGCCAAGCGCATCAACCTCTGCGCCCTCGTCAGTCTCGCCACGCGCGGGGAAGACGATGATGGGGCCGGAGCTGGCCGCCCGCTCGTCACGGGCGAGCCCATCACGTCCGAGCAGCTCGGCCAGCTCGTCGACCTCCGCGAGGCCGTCGACTGCAAGCCCGACTATTTCCTCAAGGGCCTCAACCAGCGCCGCCCGAACGGCCACCCCGAGATCGCGAAGCTGGACGACCTCCCGGCCGCGCGGTTCGACGAGGCGATCGCGATGCTCAGGTCATTCGAGGCGAATCGCAAAGCACGCGATGAGAAGACCGCGCAGGGAGCGCAGGCGTGAGCAAGCGTCCCGGTAATCCTGGATATGCGGCAGGCTGGTGCATCTACTATCGCTATAATCGCGATGTGAAGCCGGGGCAGCCCAATACGTGCGAGGCTGGCGTTGATTATGCCGCATGGGACGGAATCAAATTCGCAACTCGCCCCTGCTTTCTTGACGAGAAGGGAAACAGCAAACCAGATGCGGCTCACTGCCCTAAACTGCGGCGGCCAACATTGGTTGAGATCAAGGCGCATGAAGAATGGCTAGGGACGCGCATGAAGCTACAGGGAACCGTCATGGTCGGAATTGCGCCTTGGCGAGCCGCACACAAGGGACAATCGTTTGCAGAGGTTGTGGAGTGTCCCGCCTGCCAAGGACGCCTTCACCTGTCAATCGCCGCATACAACGGTCACGTCCATGGCCATTGCGAGACAGACGGGTGCGTGTCGTGGTCGGAATGAAACCCGCCGCCGCCAGGAAGCCGCCCGAGGACCTCGTCGAGGTGTTCGACGAGGTCGAGCAGGGCGGCGATGAGTGGAGAAAATTGAGGATGGGAATTCCGACGGCCTCAGTTTTTGCTGACGTGATGTCTGAGGGGCGCGACGGCCCCGATACCGGCGTCCGCGCGAATCTGATGCGGCACTTGGCGGCGGAAGTCATCTTCGAGCGCCCGATGGAGACGTTCGCGAGCGCCGCGATGCTGCGCGGGAAGGATCACGAGCCCTGGCTCCTGGAGCAATACGACGCCGAGATGCACAGCCGCGCCTGGGCGCGCGGCGAGGAGCATCCAGGAATCCGGCGCGTTGCTTTCATTCGCCGCACCATCCGCGATCCGCTGATGACCGTTCCGCTTTTCGTGGGGTGTAGCCCTGACGGGCTCGTCGGCGAGGACGGCGTCATCGAAGCAAAGTCGATGCGCCCCGATCTGCTAGTGAAGCTCCTCGACTCTGGCCGCTTTCCCTCAGAGCATCGCTGGCAGACTCAGGGCTCCCTCTGGGTAACTGGCCGCCGCTGGTGCGATCTCTGCATCGGATATGAGGGTTTTCCGCTCCGCGCGGAGTACCGCGTCGAATGGAGCGCCACCGATGCCCAGGCGCTGCGGAACCAGTGCGAGATATTTGTTCACGAACTCCGCAAGCTGGTCGAGCGCGTCAAACAGAAAGGGGCCATCCGATGATCCTCGACTACACGATCACCGTAAGCATAGGCCCAGGCTTCATCTGGCTCGGCGCGATCGCGCTGTGCCTCGGCGCATTCGTTGCGCTCGCTTTCGCGGCGAGGGAATGACGTGGTCGCGTACAGCTTTAAACGCCGCTTCGTCGCGCCGATCCGTACAGGATTGGGCGACCAACAGTTCGTCGTTGACGAAAAGTGCGGCGCTGGGTGCTTGTTGCCGGTTTTGCCAAAGCGCCAGACTATCCGAGCCGATCGCAAGCGCCACGCCAGGCCGGGCGAGGAACTTCAGCTCTACTGCGGGAAGCGGACGAAGCAGTGCTTCCTGATCGGGCGCGCGCGGTGCATCTGTATCGAGCCGATCCGGTTCCTGATCCGCAACGATGCTTTGACGTTCGACCGCTTCGATAAACAGGTGAAAATCTCCGATGCCTTCGCCCGCCAAGACGGCTTCGCCGATGCGAAGGAGATGCATGATTTCTGGCGCAAAGAGCATGGCCTCGGCGTCTGGCACGGCGTGCTCATCCGGTGGCAGCCGTTATGAGATACGTCCCCTGTATGTTCATCTGGGACGAGCGGACGCTGACCATGGCGCTTGAGCCGCGCTATGCGAAGGTTGCGCGGCGACAGTACCATGACCGCGAAGCCTATCCTCTTGTCATTTTGGAAGCGCGAAGTCGCGCAAGCCACAATCAGTTCTTCAGTGCCGTGGCTTCGGGATTTTCAAACCTTCCCGAAAATCTAGAGGTCATCAAGGAACGGCTCGGGATCAAAACAATCCCGCCAGACGGATGGATTGATGAAGATCATCTGAGAAAATGGTGCCTTTGTGAAACAAATCACTGCGACGTTGACGAGTTCGACTTCGACTCGCCGAAGGACGCTGTCACCTTTGCCCGCTATTGCCGGAAGAAGGACAATGAAAATGGGACCTACACGACGATCCTAGTCCGGGGCTCGCACGTGGTCGTCAAGACGCCGCATTCTCAGTCGGCCGCTGCGATGTCCAAGGAGCCATTTGAACGCTCGAAGCGCGACGTTCTCGATCTGATCGAAGCGATGACCGGGCTCAAGCGTGGAACGCTGAACAAGGAGGCTGGGAGGGCAGCATGACCGAGCAATTCCGCGCGATCGAGTGGGAACCGATCGAGTCGTGCCCGGAGGGCGTTGCGGTCGAGGCGTGGGTCGAGCGGCGAATCGAGCGGCCCGACGGAGGCTACAGGCTGCCGTTCCCGGTGGCTTGGCGACCGAGCATCTTTCTTCGCCCTGATGGCTGGCGCGCACCGCCCGAGCATATCTTCGACGGGCGCGTCTGGTTCAATATCGAGTACGACCCGCCGGTCGGATTGATCGTCGGCCCTTCCTACTGGCGCCGCTGGCCCGAGCGGGTGTCGGCCGTCTTCGTCACGCCAGAGCTGCCGCGCCGCCAGGCAGGGGGCCGCGCGTGAGCAAGATCACCGTCGCGGAGCAGCTCGCCGAGATCGAGGCTCTCGCGGAGGACTTCCGCTGGGCGCGCGACAAGCGCGAGGCACCGGAGTGGAAGACCCTTCCATGTGCTCAAGATGATCGCCTCGCGGCTGCGCGGGCAGCTGCCGGGCGCTGCCCCCCGGCGAGGCCGCGACCGCACTGGCGCCACGACGAGATGGAGCGGCTGCGCGCACTCCTCGGCGCGGAGGTCGGCTTCATGCAGGAGATGGTCGGGCGCTGGCCGGCGATACTGCACGCGCTGGAGCAGGTAGCTGCGGAGGAGACAACGGCATGAGCTACGATATCATTCATATTCACGGCATGCCCTACGTCGTGTGGCAATGCCGAACGTGCGGCGTTTTCTCGACCTGCCCGCAGGCGGTCTATGAGGAACAACGCGCGGAGGGCGGATTTCACCATTGCTCGAATGGCCACCAGTGGGGTTGGACCAAGGAGAACAGCGAGCGCGAGAAGCTCCGCCGCGAGCGGGACCGGCTCAAGCAGGAAACGGCGCGCCTTGAAGACGCCCGCCGAGAGGCCGTGGAGTCGGCCAATCGCGAAACCGCGCGCGCGGACGCCGCCGAGCGCAAGGCGAAGCGGCTGACGAAACGCGCTGCGGCTGGAACCTGCCCTTGTTGCCAGCGCACGTTCTCAAACATGGCATCCCACATGAAGCAGCGGCACCCGGAGTTCGTCGCCGAAACCGGGGCGAACGTCGTTCCAATCAAAGTGAGGAGGAGCACATGACGCTTCTGATCGAGGGCCTGCTCATCGACCGCCTGATCCAGCAGGTCGAGCGGAGGACGGAAGCCGAGCGCGGCCGGGCGGATGGCTTGCGCACGCTGGAGAACGCCGGCCGGGACTGGGGCGAACTCATGTCGAAATACAAAATGCTGCAGGACGAACGCGACCGCATCACCATGACGCGCGACCGCCTCATCGCCGACAACAAGGCGTGGGATGAGAAAAGCGAGAAGGTCTCCTGCGCGATTGACGCGCTATGTGAAGCGGCTCGGGCCTATCTCGCGGCACCAGCGGGCCGCTCGAAGTCCGGCCTCGCCAGCAGCTTGCGCCACAAGATCGGAGAGGCTGAGAAGATGTCCGATTCCTGGGGCCCTTTTTAGAACGGCTTGACTTATAACACGCGCTGTTCTAACGCTGTTTACATGGGGAAACAGTGCTTTAAATGCGGCGAGACAAAGCCACTTACCGAGTTCTATGCGCATTCTCGGATGGCGGATGGACACCTCAACAAGTGCAAGGTTTGCACCAAAAAAGATGTGGCTGATCACCGCGAGGAAAATAAAGAGCTCATCCAAGCCTACGACCGAGAACGCAGCAAAACTGAAAAACGTCGGTTGCTAAACCTGATGTCCAGCAGGCAACGTGCCTCCACTGAGGAAGGTCGGAAGAAGATACGAGAAGGATCGAAGCGATCCTACGAAAGACACAAGCTCAAAGCGGCCACTCGGGTAATTACAGCCCGAGCAATTCAAACAGGAAAACTCAAAAGACAACCATGTGAGAGATGTGGGGCATCAAGAACGGAAGCCCACCACGAAGATTATCTCAAACCACTAGAGGTCACTTGGCTCTGCCGAAAATGTCACGGTCAGAGACATCGGGAGATTAATGAAGAACGAAGGAAGAATGGGCAATGACCCGATTGTATAGGCCACATATCCCTCTTGAGGTCCGCTTCCGCGTGGCAATGCGGCAACTCGGAGGATCGGGCTTTGGTTTCTCCAATGCAGGCGAGTGGCCGGACCCTGACAAGTGGATAGCCTCCTGGAAGAGGACACAGTTTGCCCAGGGCGGCCTCGGTGTTTTGCTTGCTCGCTTTCTGGCGCGGCTCGCCGTGGCTCTCAAATGCGAGGTCAAGGATCTTAGGCTGGATCACGATCCGCCGTTAGGGGCGCGACCGCAGTTCCGCACCGGCCTCGGGAAGACGCGCTACGAACCCGACGCCAACGACCCGGCCCACCTTTTCTACCGCCCGCACGGCCCGCAATTCGCGGGGAGCCACGTCATCAAGACGAACGTGCGCGGCGATCATGGTCAGCATCCCGACCGAGTGCTAATCAAACGGGAGCGGAAGCGGTTGCGGAAGGCGAAGAAACGGCGCGGCCCCAAAATACGTTCGCGCGGCTTCGACAAGCGGTTCACCCGGAAACTCTCGGGCGAGGTCGTCCCGAGGAAGAGGCGGAGATGAGCGCGCAGCTTGATCTTCCGATCGCGGTGCGGCCACCGCCGAAGATGCCGCCGGGTCCGATTGTCAGGTCAGCGGAGGTCGCCGACGGCTGCCGCTACGTGTTGCGCCGCGCATGGGGAGCCGGCCCCTCGATCCTCTGGCATGGGCTCAATCCGTCACGCGCCGACCACGAGCGCGATGACCCGACGATTCTGCGCGAGGTCGGCTTCTCCTTCCGATGGGGCTTCGGATCGATGGTGAAGACGAACTTTTACCCATTCGTCACGCCGAAACCGGCGGAACTCTGGCGGTGGGCGGGAGCGCGCGAGTCAGTCGAGGCCAAGCATCGCAACGTTCTGAAAGTTCGCGATGAGATCCTCCGCGCCGACGTCCGGGTCGCGGCATGGGGCGCCGGCGTCGGCTTCGATGTCGTCAACGAGTTCCTCGGGATGATGTTCTGGGACCGCGACCCGCTGACGTGGAATTTGAGATCGAGGAGCCATACGCATGATCGACCGACAAGGCGGCCGCATCCTCATCGAGTGCGATTCATGTGACGAAGTCTTTGAGGGCGACGAACGCGCGGAGTTCGCCGAGACGTGGGCCGCCGCGAAGCGCGACGTGCACGGATGCTCGAAGTGCGGAGTCTGGATCGCATGAAACAAAATCTTGCCGACCGAGCCTTGCGCGTCGCTATGACCGGGATCGTTCCGGTCGACGATCCGCACATCATCGCGGACATGCAGGCACGGATCGACGCACTTGGCGCCCTCCTGGAGCAGCACCGTTGCCAAGTAGACAGCCACATGTCGGTCGGCGAATGTGTTAAGTCCGGCGCTTGTGGCTGTAGTTGCGGATTGTTTATCCCCGCTGCAAGCGCAGCACCACCGAGGAGCAGAGCATGAGTATGTTTCGACGCGAGCCGGTCATCGAGCCGGACGACGAACCGAATCGGGGCGGGCTGGTGATCCCCGCTGACCTTCGGCGCGAGGTGCACCCGCGCCAGGAGGACACCGGGCCGGCGGTTTACGCGCCGCCGCGGAGCCGCCCCGGTGCCGACGCCCGGGTGGTGGAGCTGCAACGCGCCCTCGCACCGAGGCTCGCCGCCCCGCCGCCCCCGCTCTCCGAGGAGGCGCGCAAGCTGGTGTCACAGCAAGACATCAGCCGCGCCGAGGCCGTGCGGGACTCGCAGCGCGCTATGGCCGCGGCGCGGCTCGCGGAGTTCGACGCCTGGGTGAAGATCAGGATCGAGGAAATGATCGCCGAGGGCGCAGCCTTCAACAAATGGGCAGAGGAGCGGCGCGCTTTTTTGGTGGACTTCTCTGACCGCGTCTACGCCTGGGGCGACGATCACGTCGCCAAGGTCGTCGCCGAGCAGGAGGAGCGCGCCCGCTTGCATCACCGCGACGTCGACATCGTCCTATCGACGCAGGCACTCCTCGAGAAGCACGGCGTCCCGCTGCCGCCGCCGAAGGCGGCTACCACAGATGCCGAGAAGTCCGACGTTGCGGAGAACTTAGATGAGCCTGCATGAAACTGATCGCCGCCGCAGTGCCATCTGAAATTCAGGTGGGATCGGGGACGGCGGGGAATCCGTCTCTCTGCCACAGCCCGGTTAATAACGGATGGAAACGATGAAAGACCTGTTTTTGATTGTCGGACTGGCATTCACGGTGGTTGGTATTCTCCTGCGTATCAGGATGCGCCGCAGAACCTCCATGGTCATCTGTGCACGTTTCTGGCTAGCGATGTTGGTTGGTATCGTGCTTCTACAAAACTACTGGCTAGTTCCTGGCCTTCTGTGCAACGCAGCCGCGACACTAGCTAATGAGGGAACAATGCCCGTTTTTAACTGTGCAGACACAATAAAGCTCACCGGGTTTCATGTCCGCGGCCAACCAAATCATCGATTGCAATGCCTATGCGACAAGTATGCCGGGGCGAGCATTGGCGACTTTTTAATTCTCGGTGCTTTAGTTGGTAGCGTTGTCGCCCGGTTCGTGTAAGGATCAAGGCTGCCATCAGAAACAGCAGTGGGTAATCTCCTGGCACGACACGATCATGCCCATCATGGCGAATGCCAGCATGAACGCGAGCGCGCGGCGGATCAGCCAGTCGGGGATCAGTTCCATCTAACAGCCCCGGCAGATGCTAGGCGGTGGTGGCGGATAGGGCGGTAACGGATCAACCTGCGACTTCGCTGGCGGCTTCTGTTGTTCGACGGGCGGTGGCCGCAGATGTTTGATCACGCGCCTGGGTTGCTCATCGCACCCGGCCAGGAGCAGAACGGCCGCCAGAGTCAGTGAACGAGCGCGTTCCACGGGGCGCCGAAGTCGTGCCACCCGAGGATGGCGATCATCACCAGCAGCCAGAAGTATCCACCCATCACCCACCAAGTCGGGCGCGCGTCGTACCAAGGGCGGACGGTGAAGATGACGTAGAGCACCCAGATCAGCCAGAACCAGAACGAAAGTGGCATGATCGCCTCCTTTGTTTGTTTAGTCTCACGACAAAACGTTGGAACTCTATCCCCGTGATCCGCAGCGTAGCCGCTTCCTCTCTACAGCCGTCCCATCAGCAGCAAGACGACAACGACGATCAATATTACGCCGATGATTCCGATTCCGCTATGCCCGTACCCATAGCCTGGACCGCCGGGCGCCCACGGCCCGATTCCGCCGACAAGAATCAAAATCAGGACGATCAGCAGGAGCAACCCCATTGCGGCCTCCCTATCGGGCGCGCGGCCCATGCGGTAACGCGGCGTCTGCCTATCTCGTTCCGTGCATCAACCAAGCGCCGATCGCGACCGCCAAGCCGGTAAGCGTTCCGGTCATCGCTCCGACCAACCCGGCCTTGACCTTGAGCATGGCGATCTCGACCCGCATCGCGCCGATATCGTTGGTCTTGAGGTCGTCGAACTTGTCGTGCAGCGAACCGATATCCCTTTCGATTCGCACGAGTTCGCCCAGCACGAGCCGCCGGTACTCGGTCCAGCCTTCCCCGGTCCCGCCCGCTACGCCGAGAGAGTCACCTTCTGATGGTGGCAACAACGACGAGCCCCTTCGTCAGAACGATCGGATTTAAGACAACCTCTACCCTGATTTCGTGCCCATCCTTGTGAGCACCCATGATCGGACGGCCCCGACCCATCTGGCGCGCAACCGGTTCCTTCGCGTAGAGCGCGCGGTAGTGGGCGTGCTGGTCGCGGAACGCGGTCGGCATCAGTATCTCGATTTGCCGGTCGAACAGTTCGCTACGCGGGAAGCCGAACAGCAACTCCGCCTGCTTGTTCGCTAGCTGAATTTTTCCCTCGCTGTTCACGACGATGATCGCGTCGGTGAAGTCCTCGAACAACTTCATCATGAACTCGGGATCGATCAGATGTTTCTCGATCTCTCGGAGCTTATCGAGGTCGCTGGGCGAATGTTCGGTTTCGCTCACTTTGAATCCCCTAAGCCTGGCGCCGCGTCCGCCGTACCACCGCCAGATACAGAGAGCCGTGTAGAGTGGGGACGATCGGACTGAGGTTGATCTCGACCTCGAACTCGCGGCCGTTCTTATGCCGACCGCTGAGCACCATACCGACTCCCATCGGGCGGACGCGCGGGTCCTGGAAGTAGGCGTCGCGATGCGCAACGTGGCGTTCGCGCACGGCCTCCGGTAACAGCATCTCTACCGGCTTGTCGAATAGCTCGCGCCTCGCGTAGCCGAACAGCAACTCAGTCTGCTTGTTGAGAAGCTGAATGCGCGCCTGATCGTCCACCAGGATGATCGCGTCCGGGAGTTCCTCGAAAATCGCAATGGCGATGTCGGGATCGATCAGATGGCCGCTGAGTTCCCGCAGCTTGGCGATGTTCTCGTTGGTCATTGTCGATTCTCTCGACCACCCGGTTTTTTACCACAAGAGCGCGGCGACCGAGGCCAGCAGCGAGGCCACGAACACCGCCGTAACGACCTCGACAACCAACTGTTCGACCGTCGTGAGTCCGCGCCACCAGTAGCGCCATTGCCTGATGGGGTTTGCTTTACCCATGGCTTATTTCACACATGCCGTTGGGGAATGTCAAAACGAAACCGCCGGGAGGGGGCTCATTCCCGGCGGCTCGCTTAGGCGGGGCAGCTTGCGGGAGCCCCGCAGGGATTTTACTTCGAGGCGATCACGATGCCTCCCGGCGACCACATGTAGCGCAGCTCGACCGCGTACAGGTTCCCCATGCTGGCCTGCCCCGCGAACGTCGCGTTCGTGGTCGGGTCGAACACGTGGTTGAACTGCAGGCCGTGGTTCGCCAGCACGATCTTGGTGCTGACGTCGAACACGCCGCCGGTCGGCTTGCCGCCCGAGTCGAGCTGCTGCCACAGCGCGCCGATCGGCCTGATGCGGAGCGCCCATACCACGTCGGCGCCGCCGGCCGCGCCGATGTCGCCGCTCACCCCGAACGCCTCGAAGCCGCCGGCCATGTAGGTCCGCGGCGCCGCCGAGACGTGAGCGCCGGGCGGCGGGATCGGGCTGAAGGTGCCGAACGAGAGGCTCCCGAGACCTATCGCGTTGGCCGCGTTGGCGAGCAGCGTGAGAGGATCGACCGAGCCGCCGACCCGGACCTCGCAGCCCACCGACCACCGGCTTGCGACGCTCGCCGCCACGGGCGGTGCCCCAGGGCCGACCGCTACGATAGCGCCGCTCGTGATGTTGCGGTAGCTCGCGTCGCACTCGCCCGCGTACCAGTGCGCGGCGGTGCCCTTCATGTAGCCGACCTCGCCGCCGATGTAGCCGCCGTCGGCCTTGACGTTGCCGGCGACGAGACTGTTGAGGCCTAGCGTGCTCGTCGAGGTGTTGGCGACCGCTGCCCCGGTCTCGAGGCCGACGTAGAGCCCGCCGGTGTCCCAAAGGCTCGCAGGCGTGGGTGGGAGCGCCTTGTATGGAAGATCGGCCGCCTTCGCGAGCGCGCAGAGCGCCGCGAGCGCGACCGCCGCGAGAAGAAGTCGTTTCATGGATCGTCCCCTTGTTTGACGCCGGCGCTGCCCGGCGCCGACCGGGAGAGCCGACACCCGCGCGGGCGGGAGCACAAGGGGAAGTTGGGTCGGTCGAGACGATTGTTAGCCGGGTGTGTCGTCGCGGCCACAGTAAAGCGAAGCGCCCCGAGTTTCCCCGAGGCGCTTCCTACGGCGTCCGCCCGCCGCTAAGCCTACTCGCCGGATCAACTCCCCCTTTGCTCATCGCGGCGCAGAGGAATCCCCGACTTTCGCACGGGATTGGTTGCGGGGGTGGGATTTGAACCCACGACCTCTAGGTTATGAGCCTAGCGCGCTACCGGGCTGCGCCACCACGCGGCTGAAATAATACACGATCGGCAGACGGTGTCTAGGCGGGAACCTTGTCCGCCGCGTCGCAGCCCACATCGGCGATGCGCCGCAGGCTGGCGTCGATCTCCGCCCGGTGCGCCTGGATCGTCTGGTCGGCCTGCCGCCTTATGAACGGGCCGCCCAGGATGTTCTGCTCGGCCTTCTGGATCGCTTCGTCCACCAGGGGCCGCGTCGCGTTCATGAAGGCGTCGAGCTTGGCCTTGGATGTCATTTTTGCTTCCTTTTCGAGTATCTTTTCCGATGCGGGGCTAGAGCACGCTCAACTCTAGCGTTGGGTTTGATCGGCGTCGTCGTACACCGACCCTCAGTGATGTTTGGGGAAATGCGGATTAGATGATTTGCCCACCACCACATTTCTCCGGTTTCGGTCTGAACAACACCCCACCATAGTTGGCTCGGCCACGTCCAACTGAACAAGATGAAGCCTTCACCTAGCGGCGTTTCGCATTCAATTGGAGTGGTTAGTTGCCGCACGCCCATCAAGTACCCCCTTTGCCGGGGCCAGGGAAGCCCGCCAACGCGATTCCCGGGCCGGCGGGTGGATATCGCTCCCAGAGCTGGCGCGCCAGCCTACGCCTTTGCCTGCGCGGGCGCACCGCCTCCCAGCAGGGACGGAGGGGCGGGCGGATCGAGCACTGGCGGGGTCGCGACCGCCGGGTCGGCGATCGCCGTCTCGATCCGGGCCTTGATCGCCTCGACGGCCTCCGGGGAGGTCGGGTCGAGCCCGAGCTGCGCCATCGTTTCCTTGCCGTGCGCCTGGACGTAGGCGACAGTGCTGGCGACGGCGGCCTGCTTGATGACGACCTGGCCCTTGCCTGCGAGCTGCGCGGCGGCGACCTTGGTGCCCGCATTGAGACCGTTGAGGATGATCTCCTGCAGCCGGGCGCGCGCGGCATCGGTTATCTGGATGCCGGCCTTCTGCATCAGCTTGTAGATCAGGCCAGTGAGCAAGGTCGCGATGGCGCCGCCGCCGACCGTGATGACCCACGTGAGCGCCTGGCCGGCGATCGAGCCGGTGTCGATGATCGCGGGAGGGGCGATTACGGCCGGGACGCCGATCCCGCCGGGTTGCGGCTCAGGCTGGACAAATTGTGCGAGGTTGACGGTGCCGAGCGGGGGCGAGAAGGTTACCGGATTCCAGCATCCTCGATTATCGCACTCGAGCGTGCCGCGGGCGGCGGCCGACGAGCACAGCGCGGCCACAAGGCCGAGCGCGAGCAGGATTCGCTTCATCGGGCTTCCCCCTTTGATCGTAGGTTGGTCTCATACAGGTCGATCGCGGCCGTGAACAGGAGGAGCCGTTCCGACAGGCTGCATCCCGCCCACTTTCGCTTGACCTCGTCCATCAGGACACGAAGGTTGACCACGGCCATTCCGCGAAGGAAAGCCTCGAGCCCTTGTACCCGCGCTTTGAACTGCGACTCAGTTGCTCGCATAGGGGCGATAGTAATACTCGCCGTAGCCCCAGCGCCAGGGAAACGGCAGCTTAGGTGAACCGCCCGGCTGCACGCCCGCCCACATGACCCAAGCGAGCCACGGGTGCCCGGTCGCGGCGACGCAGCGCCAGAGGCCCTCGTCCGCGCTCGCGCGTTGCTCGACCGTCCCGCCGCGCCAATACCAGAAATCGTGCCCGACGCAGCAGCCCTCGAACGGCGGCGGCGCTCCGAACACGGCGCGCCACCCGATCGACAGGCCTCCGGAGCAGCCATCCGACGTGAAGCGGTAGACCGGGCGGGGCTCGACTTGGTCGCTCGCGGCGAGGAGGTCTGCCGGAATCTCGACGCGCGGCGACGGCACCACGTAGGGCGCGATGAAGAACGCCGCGATAATGACCGCTGCGATTTTGGCGGCGCGAATCAAAGCCCGAACTCGCGTTTCCAAAGATCGAGTTGCCGGCGGCGCTCAGCGAGACCATTCAGGCCTCCGTTAAGCGCACGCGTCTCGCCGATCAAGTCATCCTTCGCCGCGTGCGGCAAGCATCCGCACAGACACCAGTCCGCGACCCCACATTCGAGCGCGTGCGCCGGATCGCTGATGAGGTCCGGTTCCTCCATGATGTCGATCTCGACACCCTTCTCGGTGAGGAATTTCTGGAGCTTCTCATAGCCCTCGCGGCCGGTGACCTGGGAGAGCCCGCGCCCGCGGTAGTTCCAGCCATCGTCGGACGGGGGCGGCGCGTTGCGCATTCTCCCCCCATAGGCGATGTCCGCGATGAGCCGGGGGTTGTGCGCGGCGCGCTGGGCCATGGCGGGCGTGAAGTGGGTCGGGAACGTCTTGCGCAGCCCGGCGGCCGTGTAGTTCATATTTTCCACCATTTCTAATCCTTGGCCGCACTCCTCGGAGAACTGCGCCATCGCGTGCGCGACGACGAGCGCGGAGTCGAGCCCGTATTTCGCGAAGACTTCGGAGTGCGTCGCGACGATGCCCTCGATCAGGCCGGGGACGTGCTGATTCCCCGCAGGCCATCTTCGGTGCATGATTTCTAAGGTGAGCATGATCCATATTCTCGTTTGTTGTTGTTCTGCTCTGTCCACGTCGCCCATCGGCAATTCGTCGGCTCGTAGTTCCCGTCATTGTCGACACGTTCGAGCGTCAGACCAGAAGGGCGCCGTCCCATATCGGCGATGAAGTTTTCAAACGAATCCCAGCGCGCGCAGACGCGAATGCCTCGCCCCCCATGGTATCTGAATTTCTTGTGCCTGGGGTTGTTGCAGCGCTCTCGCATCGCCAGCCAGACGCGATACTCGGGCATGGAATAGCTGAGACCATGCTTGAAGTTCCGGTCGGCAACTTGCTCACGATGAAGACATCCGCATGACGATGTTTTGCCCTTTCGGAGCTTGCCGCCCTGTACTTCTGTTTCGGCTCCGCATTCACAACGGCACAACCAACTATGCCATTTGCCGCCCGTGAATCGCAGGACTGTGAGCCGCCCGAACTTACTACCGGCCAAGTCGATTACTTTCCCCATGGCCGACGTTGTGCCATACGGCCAGCGAAAGCGCAAGGTCTCCGTGGGGCCACCGCCGCTGCATCATTTCGAGCGTCAGCATCGTGCGCGCCTCCAAGTTGCAGCCGCAGCATTGGCCCGCCGCTGGCGCTCCGTCAAGGGCGCGTTTCAATTCTGATGCACTTGCGCCGATGCTTGAACGTCAAGAGATGCACAGGTCCCGGCCGAAATCGCGAAAGCGACGTAATGACCGGCGCCGATGGCAGCATTGCTGACCGTCCCATCCACGGCGGTTCCGGCTCCTGTCACGGTGGCGCTCCCTATCGTCGTTGGGCTTGCACAGGATGCATCGGTCCCACATTCGTACATCGTCACCGTGGGGTTGCCGACGCACGAGAACGAGATCGCGGAGGCTTCGAGATTGTCCACGGTTGAAGCCTTGGAGAACTTGTAGAACACCGCCTTCGTGTTGATGACGGAGGTCAGGAGACCGGGCTGGAAGCTGATGTGCTCGGTGGCATTGTTGTTGAGGTTGCCGCCGGATGACGCTAGGCCGCCGCCGACGTTGAGCGAGAACAGCGCGCCGGGGCTGATGCCGTTGAGGGTGGGGCAAGTGATGGCGCCGAGCGTGCTGATCGATAAGCTGCAATCACCGGACATCGTATAGCTGCCAAACGCACCGGCCGGACCTTGGTCTATCAAAAGATTGCCAGCAGACAATGGGATTCCCGTTAACGAACTGTATTCGGGCGGTGCGTAATGTCCATTTGCGTTGTTTCCCAAACGAACGGTCATAAACCCCGAGACCGGGACTATTCCGATTTGAAAACCATCTGCTCTATTGACAGCAAAATCCACCGTGCCCGTATTTTCAAACACGATTGGCTGTCCGATCGCTATGCTCCCAAATAAATTGGCCTGCGGCATCGTGACGACTTTGTTAGGAGCCGTCATCGAAACCGCTTGAACAGACAAAACTGGATTTGTCAGAGTTACGCTCACCGCAGAAGTGATCGGATTGACGCCCTGGTTGCTAAAAATGTTGCCTTGATTGGTCTGATTGATGAACGCGAGCATCCCCGCCATCGTGGCGATCTTCGTGCCGCCGCCGAGGTTGCCGCCCGATTCCGACGAGCCGCTCCACGTCGATCCCTGAAGATCGACCCGGCAGCCGCCGCCGTTGCAGTTCGCGTCAACGACGGTGACCGTCCAGGTGCCGTTTGATACCGCGCCATTGTTGGCGACCACCAGTACGTCGCCCGTGACCATGTAGAACGTGTTGGCGACCAATAGTTCGATCAGTCCGCCGTTGTTCTGGGTACCACTGATCTTGGCGAGCGGCGTGGTGCAGGCGCCGTTGCAGGTTGCGATCTGCGCGTTGATCGAACTATTTGATCCAACGAATGCCTGATAGTCGGCAGAAGTATTTGCTTCCGTTCCTCCCGCCGCGCTTTTCCATACCAGAGTCCCGGGACTCATATCGCCGACGATGAAGAACGGATAAAGGGAAACCTGCGCCTGCGCGGCAAATGCCCACAACGAGAACAGAAGTCCGAGAATGATCTTTCGCATGGTCACATCCTTAGCGACGCCTGAAGGTTTCCAGGTTGGGTCGGGGAGCCGGCGTTCATCAGGGCCGTCGCCCCCACGGCATTCTCATTTGCCGAGAGCGTGTGCAATCCGATTACGGCGTTCCATACGCCAGAGTTGGTCGCCGACCCGTTGGTGGCCGCATTGGCGTTGGTCTGAACGAACGACCCCGAAGTCGAATATGATGTCGTGGTATCAAACCCTACGCCAAATTCACAGCCATTGAAGGTGCTCGGGCCGGTCGTGCAGAATGTCGCATAGGACCACGTGAGGCCGTCCTCGTTCACGCCGACGACGAAAGTTATCTGGTTGCCCGCGCTCGCCCGCGCCTGCTGCGGCGTGCCAGAAGCCGCGAGGTTATAAGCCGCCCCGTTGTCGATGACGGAGGTCGTGATGCTGCGGCGATTATAGTAGTTCCACACGCAAAACCGCGCGGCGCCCCCGCCCGATGCCGCGCTGCCATAGGTGAAACTCACGCTGCCGGCCGCGCCCGCGTCGGTGCAGATCGTTCCGAGGTAGGTTGCCCGATTGGCCGGAACCGAGCCGTAGTCAGTCGCGCCGTTATAGCAGTGCGTGAGCGCATTCGCGTTTGTGAGATAGCCGCGCTGCGCGAAGTTGAGCATCGTGTAGCCGGTGCCACGCGCCGTGTTCGAGCCGCCCGTGTCAGAGGCCCATCCTCCGCCCGCGCCGTTCGTGGCGACGCAAATTCGATTCGCTCCGCTATGCACCCACCAGACATCAAATACGCCGTTCGCGTTGAGCACCCCGGTTCCAGAATTGGCCATCGCCGACGTGACATCACACGACGCGATGGCGTCGATTTGATCGGTCGCGCCATCGAAGTAGGGAACGTAGCGCCCGCCGGCACAGTCGTAGCGAAGCGTAGTGACCGCCGCTGCCGAGGCTGTCATGACCGGAACGTTCGCGGTCAGCGTGATACGCCCCTGCGGTTCGACGGCGCCAGCGACGCCACAGGCCGCGCCGTTCACGTAGCACCCGACTGCGTTAATCGTGCCGGCGCCTTTGTTCCCGCCGGTCGCGGCGCCCAACACGGTGCTGCCATCACCTTTGACCGAATAGTTCGCAAAGTTCATGATAAAGTTAGCAATCGTCAAATTAGGCAGGTTGGCCCAACTGCCGATCGAGTAGGCTCCCTCGCTGAAAAACCAGTCTCCGGTCGCCGCAATCGGCGAGGTCGTCAGGCCCTCGGAGGATTGCAGGGTTTGAAGATGCGCCCATGATCCGGCAACGTTTCCGGTGCTGGCATACAGGTGCGCCGAGCCGAGCGAAGTGGGTTGTGCCGGTGTTCCGCTTAGAAGCGATGAAGTGAGCGTGATCCTCTGTCCAAAGAACCGCGTGGCGGTTCCCGTCAGTCCGGCGCTGAGATCGAGCGGAGACAAATCCGTGATGACGCAACTGGTATCGCAACCGGCATAGCCGACGCCGCCGTATTGACCGAACCCGCCCGGAACGTTGACGTTCGAGTAGTTCGTAAAGAACACGCTCCCGATGTCACCGTTCGGATTGGTGATGCCGGAAGTGATTCGAGTAGCGAAGAGCGCGCAGCCGATGCCGTTCCCGCTCAGATTTGCGCCGCCGACGGTACAGTTGTGTCGCCATCCTGTCGCGTAGGTGTTTTGCAGGCCGAACGCATCGTTGCCCGCTCCGGTGACGCCAGAGTTGAATGTCCAATTAAGGATGTTCCCAGAATATGGCCCTGCGGTAGACCCACTCGCCGGGCCTGTTTGCAGGACATCAAAACCCTTGATCAGCGAAGCGGGCGCGGGCCTACTAAACAATCCACCGTTAAGGACCGCGCCATTGGTCCCACTATTGTTTCCAGGCAGCAACCACAGCGTACCTGCCGGCTCGATAACGGCGTCGCCTGGAACGGTGCCGGTGGCGAAGTGATCAGCCACCCCAACAATGCCCAGCGCAAATTCATCACTTGTGCGACCTATGTTTATTTTCGTGTCCGCATTCGACACGCCCGAGCGAGCAATCAGGGCATCGCCATTGGGGACTGTCGCGGTCAGCGGCCCGTTCACTATGGCCGCCGACCCGGCGACCGTAGAACACTGAGTGCTCGCCCCGAGACCGACCGGGAAGGCGCCGAGAGCGGTGCACCCCGCAGCAGCGGCCACCCATGACGGAGTGCCAGATGAATTTTCTGACAGAAAATTCGTGCCGGAATTATTGCCGGGGATCGTGACCCATGTCGAGCCGTTCCAATAAGCGATATCGCCGGCCCGCGTCGGTGTCGGGAAGATATTGTTGGTGCATCCTACCTGCGTCGTCGCGTTGCAGCCGCCCTGCGCATAGGGCAGCGGCGACGTGATCCCGTAGCCGGCGAGCGTCGTCGGGGTCGAGGCGAGCTGGGCGAATGTGTAATCGTTCGCGGCGGGCACTACGGTCCCAAATCGACCGTTGAAGGTGTTCACTAGATTGTCGGTGATTCCGTAACCCGCGATGGTCGTCGGTTTGCTGCCGATCTGCGCGAACGTATAGTCTGCGCTCTGCGCGGTCACCGCCCCGGTGCGACCGAAGACCGAAGTAACGCCGCCGCCAGGTGGTGTCCACGTCCCATCGGCTCGCAGGAAGTTCGCCGTTCCGCCACCACTGGGCGGGACACAACCGGCGACTCCCGCCGTGAACGTTGAGCAGGCGATGTCGAGTACGCCGCCCGAAGGCGTCACCGTGATCGGCGGCACCCCGACCACATTGCTCGGGTTGAGCGGCGTGAAGCCGAGGAAGTTTTGTTTCGCGCTAAAACACGCCTGCCACTGCGCGCTCGTCAGGATCGCGCCGGGCGCGATATAGGGGCACGTTCCCTGCGCGCGCGCCTCGCCCGAGAAGAGCGACGCAGCCGCGAGCAGGATGAGGGCGAAGAGTTTTTTCATCGCGCTAATATTTGATGATGTAGTTCACGGCGATGCTCGGGCTCAAGACGGGGAGCGGCGTGCCGCTGCCGCCGGACGCGGCGCTGCCCTGCGCGGTTATGCTCACGTTGGCGACCCCGCTCCCCGTGCCCGTCGACTCAGCCAGACCAAAACCGGAGCCGCTCTGCACCGTCGCGTCCGTATTGCCGGGCACGCCCAAAAATTTGGTGGCCCTGATATCTGGTGGGTGCACGTGTCCGGAATCAGCGACCGTGATGCCCGAGTTCGTGAAGCTGATGTTGGGCAGATGCGTCCGCAGTATCGAGAAGTTCTGCTGTCCGCCGTTGTTGCCGAGAACTGAGGCGTCGTAGTTCCCGCCCGCGCCGGTGATCCGCCCCGTCGCGCTGCCGGGGTCTACACCGACCGCCATGCGCGCGCGGAGATCGGGAAGATTGAAGGTCGTCGACCCGTCGCCCGCGCCATAGGTGGTCCCGATTACTCGGAATAGGTTCGCGTAGGTTGCCCGCGAGATCGCCTGCCCTTGGCAGAGCAACCATCCAGCAGGAGCCGTCGATCCAAAGAATATCGTTCCGCTGCCGACCGGCGCGTAGCCGACGCCCGCCCAACCGGCGCCGCCGGTATCCGGATTCGTCGTGTTGTTGTCGGCCGTCGACACCCACCAAGACGAGGGCGTCGTAGCAGATGCCACGAGCGCGCCAGCCGGATAGCCTCCAATCGCGGTCGAGAACGCGGAATCCCATGTGATCGGGCCGCCCGATGCCTGCCACAACGCCCACTGCGACAATTGTTTGAAGATGCCGTTGAAGTCCTGCCCGAACGGGGGACAACCTCCCGATGTCGCCGGCACGAAGGTCAGTGGCGGGAATCCGTCAGGAAACGACGCTGCGCAGTTCTGGATTCCGATCTGCGACGTATTGGGAATAGTTCGGATGTAGGATGGCCCCGCCGAGTTTCCCCACGGTGTCGAAATCTTCGGCGGGATGCTCGCTGCGGTCTCCGCGAGCGCGGCCGACGGCAGGAGCAGGAGCGCGATGACAGCAAACAGTTTCTTCATGGTCTCTTGCCCTACGGGTGCACGAGGGTCGCCGCGACGCCGACCGGCTTCGGCAGGACGCCAGCGGTCGCCAGGATCACGATCTCGACCTGGGTGAGCGCGAATGTAAAGAAATAATGCATCGTCATGTTCCCCAAGTCCTTTACGTAGCAGTCTCCGCGTCCGGGGAAAAGCGCAAGCAGCACGGCGTTGATCCCCGGGATCGAGCCGTCGCAGATGTTCGACGCCGCCTTCGCCAGGATCAGCGTGCGGAAGTCCGAATCAGAGAGCGCGAAGTTCGTCGTGATCTGCTGCCCGCTGAAGAACCCGCCCTGCCCGAACCCCGTCCAGCTCGATCCGGCCTCCTCGAAGCCGAAGAAGGTCTGCGAGCCGGGGATCGAGAGCACGCGGCCGACGCCGACTCGGCGCCCCCACATGTCGAGCCCGATGCCCTGCGCAGTATCCAGATTCCAAATCAGATCATAGAAGCTATCCAGGTTCGCCGTCGGGTCGAGCGCGGCATTGAGCGACGTGATGAGCGAGGTGATCGCGCCGGAATTTGCGTATTGTGTCAATAATGTTGACCAGACATCGAAGTAGGGGATCGTCATATCGGCGTCTCCGCGATGACGAAACGTCCGATCGCCTGATCCCCGGGCGCCTGGCCCGGCAGGTAGCGGGGATAAGGTGCCCCCGCGCCGAGCGGCGGATTCACCGGCGCGCCGATCATGTTCACGACGAAGGTTGACGGGCTCGCGCGCGGGCGGACCGGCGCGGCCTGCCGGCGCGGGTAGATCGGACGAGGATAGGGGGCCCCGGTGCTGATCATCTAGGTCGTCACCACAACAACATTTGACGCCAGGAGTTGCGGCTCCTGGTTCGCCTGCACGGCGACGACGGTCTGATTCGGCGAGGAGAGGGTGATCGCCTCCGAGGCGACCGTCTGCGGGTTGCTGAGGTTGTAGGTGCCGGTCCCGCCGGAGCCGGTGCCGAAGGACGTGATGGTCGTCCCCGGCGCGACGACGTTCCCGGCGTCCGAGAGTGTCTGCCCGACCGCCACGGTTCCCGAGGTGACGCCGGTAACGGTGAGAACGCCGATGCCGCCGACGATCGCGATCGAGCCGGTGACCACGGCCCCCGGCGTGTTCGCGGAGCCGACCAGGATCGCGGCGACCTGCGCCCACTGCCCGAGCGCATTGATCGCCTGGATGAAGGCGTTGGCGTAGACGGTCTGCCCGATGCGCGCGCGCAACCCAGGCACGACCGGCGAGGCCGACGCCGCCGAGTTCATGGTCTCTGCAGCGACGGTCTGCGCCACGCTCACGGTGTACGTTCCGGTCCCGCCGGTACCACTCCCGAGCGCGGTGATCTGCGTGCCCGGCGAGAGCGCCCCGGTGTTGTCGGAGAGCGTCTGCCCGACCGCGATCTGCCCGGCGACGAGCGAGGAGACCGTGAGCACGTTCCCGGCGATCGAGCCGACGAACACCGCGCCGGTCCCGACGATGCCCTGCGTGAAGGCTGCGATGACCGCGTTCTGCACCAGGGTCGCCGCGTTCGCCGGAATCAGCGGCGAGTTTACGAGCATCACCTTGAAGAGGAACTGCAGCGGCGCCGGGATTGTGAACTTCACCGTGTAGGCGATCGGCGCCGAGTAGAGCGGGTTGCGGTCATAGGCCGTGACGGTCGTCGTCCCGGTGTAGGAGCAGCCCGGCGCCTTCTTCGAGAGAATGGCCTGAGCGACGTCGGCCTGCGCTCCTCCGGCGACCGCGACGTAGATCGAGTTCGCGGCGACCGAAACGCCGCCGACCGTGACCGGCGCGTTCGTCCCGTTGTCATAGCCGAAGTAGTCGAGGACCCCGGGAACCTTCGCCACCGCTCCGATGATCGAGCCGATGGCCCCGAAGCTGTTGCCGGCCACGCTGTCGAGCCGCCGCCCCTCGAACGACGCCCGGCAACAGCTTCGGGGCCATCGGCTCGATCATCGGA